GGTCGCGCGATGGGTATCCGCGTCGAGCGCTACCATCGCTTGCGCCGTGAGCTCGCGTTCGGCCGACGGATGCATGCCCCGGTCAGTAGGCTTTTTGAAGTTGGCAATGCCCTGCAGGCCGTCACGTAGCCCCGTGATGCGAACGTCCTTGCCGGTCAGCATGAGTTGCTGCAACTCGGCTACGCGCTGCTCGTGCTCTGTAAGCGCAGTCTCGAGCACCGTCACCCGTTCGCGGGCTTGCTCGGCGCGTTTGCCAGCCGCCAGCACCGCGTCACGCTCGGCGAGGCGCGCTTCGGTGCGTACAGCGCGCTCGTGGGTTTGCTGGTGGTGTTGCTGCGCGCGCTTGTGCGCGGCGTCCGCTGCGACCGCCTGCGCCCGGCGCGTCTCGACCTCGGTGCCGATCGCTGTCATGGCAGCGCGCTTTTCATCGTACTGTATTTGCAGGGCGCTCGACCGAGCGACCGCCTGCCGAATGGTCTCGCCGCGGCCGAGTAGCGCGCGGTTGTTGTCGATGCGCACGGTGATCTCTGCGCTCTGTGCTGCGAGCAACGCCTTGCGGGCCAGCACCGCTTTGCGTTGCTCGCCAATCTCGCGCGCCCGCCGCACGTCCTCGGCCGCGGCGAGCACCCGCTCAAGCGCGACGCGGGCCGCGAGCAACCCTTCGGTCGCCAAGCCCACCAAGCGCCCATGCTCCAAAGCCAGCGCGCGCAAGCTCTCTATGTCAGGCGGGGCTAGGTCCGTAAGGCGCGCGTTCAGGACCTCGAGCGCGGTCTGCGAAAACCGCGCGCGGCTGCGGGCGTCGTCCGCCAGGCGTTCGAGGCGTTCAAGCCCGAGCACGCGCACCAGCACTGCCTTGCGTTCGGCTGGCGTGCAATCGAGAAACCCCCGCCTGCCCTGCACGGCAAACGAACTGGTGTACAGCACCTCGGGCAACGTCAGGTGCTTTTGTGCCCATTCGTCGAACTGACGCACCTTGCCACTGTCCAGCACCGTTGCGCCGTGCTCGTCGAGCACCAGCGATTCGCCCTTGCCGCTGCTGGCATCGACCGTCTGGCGAATCGTGTACGACTGGCCGTTGGTGACACGCACCTCGCAGAACGCATCGCGGCCAGTGGCCAAGCTCGCGAGCGTGCCGCGCGTGGGCGTGGTTCGGTACAGCGTGCCGGCGAGCAACTCGAGCAGCGTGCTTTTGCCCGCGCCATTGGGCCCGCACACCGCAATGAGCGGCCCGGGCAACGCGTTGAAGTCAATCGACACCGCGCCCTTGTATGCGCCCATATGCAAGAGTGTCAGCCCGTCGAATCGCATTTGCCCTCAAGGTCCCGAGCCTTGCCAAGAAGTGCTGCGTCGCGCGGTGGCACCGGCTCGGTCTGCCGCGCACGCCAGTACGCCATCAACTTGTCGGTGAGCGTGCGGGCCAATGCAACTTCAGGCGCGCGCGCTGTCGCGGTAGACTGTACCACCTCTTCGACCTTGACGTCGATTGCCCCCATGTCTCTTAGCTTAGCTTCCTGCACTGCAGCCGCTACGCGAGCCTCGGCACGCATGTCGCTTGGCACGTAGTAGCGAAAGCGCACCTCGGCGCCCACGAGTGCCGAACGCTCGGGCGCGCCATGCCAGCCAACGACCCAGCTGCGCGCACCCTCGGGGTTGTTTTCTGGGTCAACGCCCCACTGGTCCTCAATGAGAAACATCGGCGCGCACGGGGTCGCGATGCGTTCCCAGCGCATGCACTTGCTGCCCTCGAAGTCGGCGATGATGTAGCCCTTGGACTCGGTTTCGCCGAAGCTCGTGCGCCGGGGCGAGCCCGGGTAGACCACCGGCGCGTTGCAGGTGCCGCTCTGCACGGTCCATTCCTGCGGCAAGTGGATGTGCCCGAGCGCGATGAAGTCCGCGCGCGCGAGGGACAGATCCTCGATGCCGAGTTCGAGGTCGCAGCCCACTAAGGGCTGGCCCGAGCTCACGCGCGAGCCCCGGACCATGGCGTGCATGAGCAGGATCTTGGGCACGTCGCCGCCAGCTTGCTCAACGCCGATGTCCATCTCGTTGCCGACCCATCTGAGCACGTTGCGCAGCGCGTCGGCCGCAATGCGATCGGAGTCTTGTTGTGCTACCCCCTCGGCTGCGGCCAGCGTGGCGAGCACCGATGCCTTGGTCGGCCACGCGACCGCGCCGACCACTACACCGCGTAGGCCATGCACGCCCACCGCTTCCTCGACGGTGATCGGGTGCTTGCCCTCAAGCCGACCGAAGATCGCCAGGTCGAGCGGCACGTCATGGTTGCCGCGTACTACCAGCACCGGCGCGATCTCCGCGAGCGCTTGCAGCCACTGCGCCACAGCGTCGCGCTCGGTCGGTGATGACTTGCGCTCGAAGATGTCGCCCGAGTGCAGGATGGCATCGACGTTGCGCTGGGCGATGTCCTGCGCGATGAAGTCGTGCACGTGGATGCACTCGGCGAACCGGCCCGACGGCGCATCAAAGAAGTGCGAGTCGGCGATCACCGCGGCGCGGTACGTGGCCACCATCAATATTTCTCCGACGGGTTCGTGGTGAGCTCCTGTTGCTGGCCGACGGGCTTACTCGCTGCGCTCACGTTCAGCGCGTTGCCGGGCACGCTCGCCCCGTCGACCAGTTGTGCGGGCGCGCTGGTGGCAGCGGGCGTATTCACCTCGCCCGTCTCTTTGTCGTAGTCGCTCCAGTCATCCTCGGCGGCCGTGCCGATGGGCGGCGGATCGTGCGGCGGTAGTTGGTGGTGCGTCGGGCCCGGTGTCATGTGCCGGGGTTGGCCGCCACCGTAGAGCGCTTGGCGACTGCCCAAGAACGCATCGGCAGTCTTGCCGGCAAACATCATCTTGAGCGCGGGGTCATCGGTGACCCCGGTGAACATGATCTTGACGATCACGAACGGCTTTTGCAGATCAGCACGGCTGTACTTGCTGCGCACGCCGAGCCGTCGGATCACGCGATTCATGGCCTTTGACTCTGCGTGGCGCAGGATGAATTTACGCGTCATCGGCAGCTCTTTGTCCTTGCTCGCAAGCATGGCCTCGGAGCCATCACGCAAATCCATCTCGACCGAGCCGATTTCAGTGCGCAACGTGCCGTCGAAGTTTCGCACGTACCCAACGGCCCGGTAGTGCACGTAGTGAGGATCGCGCCCGTTATCCAAGCGCGAGCACTGTGCAGCATCCCAGTCGATGCCGGCCGCGGCGCTGATCTTCGCGAGCGCCGTCTTGTCTAGGCCGCGCTCGGCACTGTCTGGGTGGGGAATGCCGTAGGTCTCGCGGTCAACGTCGATGTACACGCAGCTGACTGCCAGCGCGCAGCCCGCCGGCAGCTGTCCGCAGCTGGTTTGCGGCGTGATCAAGTGGCCGACCTGCGACGCAGTGGCCATGATGGCGCCGATCTCATCGGGCTTGCTGTAGGTGCCTTGTAGATCATCGGGCTGGCGAGTGACGATGGCGCTGCCGCTGTTGCCACCCGCAGGCGCCGCAGCCGGCAGCGCGCTCGAAGCTTTGGGCGCAGCCTGAGCGCCACCTGCTTGTCGCCTTGCGATCTCAGCGCGCAGCCCGGCCACGAGCTTTTTGTCGCGGTCGGGATAGCGCGACTCACCTGCATCGAGCGTCTTGCTGATGCGATCATTCCAGTACGTCAGTGATGAGGTCTGCGCGGCGTCGAGCGTCATGCCCTTGTCGTTGCCGCCGGGGATCTTCAGTTGCTCGCTCATGAGTGAACGCTCCAATCTGCACGCGCGGTGATTCGCGGTGGTCTTGGTGTAGCACAGGCTATGCATGGCGTGCATAGATTTTCAAAGTGCTTTTCTATCCATGGAAGGGCGCGCTTCTGTGGTGTTTTTTTCCACCATGAGATCGCTTGTTGGCGCCCTTACACGTCCCAATCCCCCGAACTCCCTACAGCTAGCGCTGCACAGATACAGCGCGATAACCTTGCGTAACCATTTGCGATGCGGCGTAGATAAGTAAGTGATTTCAGAGGCATAGCCATAATTGGCTGCACAGAACGCGGCTCTTGCAAGCGGCGCTGCGCTGGGCGCACATTTCGCCCATGACACGGCACAGGGTCGAACTGGGCGCAGTCGTGCAGGACGTGTTGGCTGTGGCGCGGATGCAACCTGGGGGGGTGTAGTCCCCCCCCCATGGTGGGGGGGGGGGGGGGGGACATTTTCCTTCTCAGCTGCCGCGGTTCGATAGCCCGTACGGGCTCGCGTACAAGCTCGGGGTCCGCACTGTGCCCAGCGCACGCCGTGGCGTGCGCGTAGTCGGCCACGTGATCTACTTTTGTCGGTCGGCGAACGTCGCAGGCGCGCGGCAGCTCGTGCGCCAGGGCATCGCGCGCTGGGCGCTACGCCAGGCCGATATGGCCGAGAGTGCGGACTCGATCAAGATCGTCGCGGCCGGACTGCTCACTTCGTCGGCGGGGCCTGGTCCTGGCGGCGCCGCGCTTGAATTCTAGCCCGCGTGCGCTTGGGCTGGGCTTGGGCGGCACTGCTCGTCTCGCGAATCGCGGCCTCTCGTGCAGCTTGCGCGACGGCTGCGTTGCCCGCTCGGCGCGGGCTTGCGTGCGCTCGATAGCAGCCGAGCCACGCCGTGACATACGCTGCTGTCATCCGGTGGTGCTGGTTGTCTCGCAAGTAACGCTCCAGCAAGAGTTGCTCTTGCTGGGTCGCGTGCAGTCGTGTGAGCAGATTCTCGAAGCCCTCGGTACTGAGCGTGGGGTCGGTGTCCTTCTCAACGCCGGAGATGATCCAGTCAAGCGAGCGCCCGAGCACGGTGGCGACGATGATGAATTCGCGCGCCGAGAGCCCATGCATGCCCCGCTCGTACTTGTACACCGATGCGCCCGTCCGATAGCCCAGCCGACGGGCAAGCTCGACCTGGTCCATTCCGATGGCCAGCCTAGCCTTGCGGATCCGTTGACCAATTTCGCGGTGCAGCGGCTCCATCGCGGCGCGGGTACGGGGTGGCATAACGCTGAGTCTTATACGCCTGGTGCATAACAGGCTAGGGGTTCCCGCCAACTATGCACGGATAGCATTGACACGGGCTACCGCTCGTCTATGCTCGGCGAGCATGTTTTTGGGCCAACGTATCAGGGCTGCACGACAAGAGGCGAAGCTCAGCCCCGTCGAGCTCGCCACTGAACTCGGGATCACCCAGCCCACGCTGTGGCGCTACGAAGCCGGCAAGGTCACGCCCAAGCTCAGTCGGCTGACCGATATCGCAGCGCGAGTCGGCAAGAGCCTCGAGTATTTTATCGTGCACCGGCCCAAGCGCGTGGCGGTGCGCGCGAGCGCTGCCAGCAGGCCGAAAAAGACGAAACGTCGCGTGGCCAAGCGCACGAGCACGGCCGGTGCCGCTGCGCGTGACAGCGCCGCGCAGAAGGGATCCGGCTCATGGCAGACCAAGGTCACAGTGCAGGGGAAGGTCCGCGCTCGTTCACGCGGTTCATTGAGGCGCTCGGCGACGGGCAAGCCAACAGCGATCTGAGTAACGAGCTGTTCGATCTGGGCGCGGTGCTGCGTCGCGAATCCGTAGAGCGCGGCGAGTGCAGAGGCGAGCTGCAGCTAACGCTGAAATTCAAGGTCGACCAGTTCGGCCAGGTGATCACCAGCTATCAGATCAAGATCAAAGAGCCCGAGCCCGGCCGGCCGGCGAGCATGTTCTGGCTCACCAAACACGGCAACTTCAGCGTGGACAACCCGCGTCAGCAGAGCTTGCCGTTGCACGAGGTGGTCACCCAAGACGGCGAAGTCATCGAAGTCGGCGGCCAGCGTCCCGCGCGGGAGGTTTGAGCCATGAGTTACGACGACGATGACGACGGCAGCAATGGCGACAATCCGCAGACCAACGCGCAGGCGATCATCAACACGGTCCGCGAACTCGTCAACGCCGATGTGATCCACCTCGCCGACGCGCCTGCGGTGTTGGTCTTGCCCGCTGGCAAGACTGCGCAGAGCGTCAAGCCGTTCCTGGACGCGTACCTCAAGGCGCCCGAGCGCAAGACCGGCACGGCGCAGCTCAGCACGCTCGACAGTTTTTGCCAGCACGTCAATCGGTTCAGCGATGAGGACAGCGCGCTGTTCGCCGACGACAACCCCACCAGTCCCAGGCTCGTGGGCGTGCTGAACTATCACGAGAGCAAGGCGGGCTCGCCGCGGTTTGGCGACCATCGCGCGTCGTACACGTTTCCGCTGTCGGTCGAGTGGCTGTGCTGGACGCGCACCAGGCCCATGAATCAGGCGCAGTTCGCCGAGTTCATCGAGGACCACATCGCCGACGTGCTCGACCCGAGCAAGATCGGTGAGGACACGTGGGCGTTTTGCGAGCAGCTCGAGATCGTGCTCGCGCAGCCCTCGGCGCTCATGGCTCTTAGCAAGGGTTTGAGCGTGTACGTCGATGGCAAGGTCACCAACAACGTGAACCTTGCGGACGGCACGGGGTCGATCGCGTTCAGCGAGGAGCACAAAGACGCGCAGGGTGCGCCGCTCAAGGTGCCGCGCGGGTTCGCCGTGGGGATCCCGGTGTTCACGGGCGGCGAGCGGTACGCGTTGCCAATGCGACTTCGATACAAGGTCATGGGCGGCAAGGTGACGTGGGAGCTGTTGCCGCACCGGGTGCAGCAGGCGTTCAGGCATGCGGTCACCGAGGCCTGCACCAAGGCTGCGGAGGCGACCAAGCTGCCGCTGTACTACGGGACGCCTGAGACATGAATATCGCGCTCGCAGAGATTCGGGTGGGCAAGCGGCATCGCAAGGACATGGGCGATATCGATGGCCTGGTCGAATCGATGCGAGTGTTGGGGCTGCTGCAGCCCATAGGCGTGACAGCGGACTACGAGTTGGTGTTCGGCCAACGGCGATTGAAGGCTGCCAAAAAGCTCGGGTGGGAGACGATCGCAGCGCGTGTCATCAAGGTCGACAAACTGCTCGCCGAGCAGGACGAGAACGAAGTACGCAAGGAGTTCACGCCCAGCGAACGGGTGGCAATCACCGAGGCGATTCGCGAGCGGATCACAGAGCGACGGGGCCGGCCGGGGAAAACAAATGTGGAAGTTTTTCCACAAATACCGGCTGGCACGAAGACCCGCGAACACGCCGCGGTCAAAGCCGGTTTTGGCAATGACGCCACCTACCGCCAGGCCAAGGCGGTCGTCGACCGGGGCACGGCCGACCTGGTGCGCGCCATGGACAGCGGTGGGCTTTCCATCAACCTCGCGAGCAAACTCGCCGAGCGCCCAGTCAAAGACCAGCAACGCGTCGCGACGGCCGTGCTCGGCGGCCAAGACGCGCGCAATGCCGTGCGCGAACTGCACCGCGAGCAACGCATTGCCCGGCTTGCCGAAGTCGTGGGCAGCAACGTCGAGCTTGGGGGCAGCCTCGGCAAGCACCCGATCATTTACGCCGATCCGCCGTGGCGCTACGAGCACGCCGAGTCCATGAGCCGCGAGATTGAAAACCAGTATCCCACCATGGAAATCGCCGACATCTGCGCGCTGCCCGTGCGCGACGTGAGCACCGAAGACGCGGTGCTGTTTCTGTGGGCGACCTCGCCCAAGTTGGCCGAGGCGCTGCAGGTAGTGACCGCTTGGGGCTTCACGTACCGCACGTGCATGGTGTGGGATAAAGAGCGGATCGGCATGGGCTACTACGCCCGCCAGCAGCACGAGTTGCTGTTGATCGCGACGGTGGGCCAGCCACCAGCGCCGCGGCCAGAAGCTCGCCCGCCCAGTGTGATCCGTGCACCGCGTGGCGAGCACAGCAGCAAGCCCGTGCGCTTCTACGAGATCATCGAAAACATGTATCCCGAGCTGCCGCGGCTCGAGTTGTTCAGCCGCTCGCCGCGCACGGGCTGGAAGGTATGGGGCAATCAAAGTGCCGCATGACGTGCACGACTTCGAGCAGCAGAAGCAATTCGCCGAATCGGTGCGAAGCGAATCGTTCTGGGCCGAAGTCTACAAGCGCGCGTTTCCTGACATGACGACCAGCTACCTCAACCGCCGCAACAACGGCGCGCAGCGTGCCGGCATCGATCGCGTGATCGTGCTGCGCAGCACCAAGGTTCTTCGTATCGATGAGAAGCTGCGCCGCGATGTGCGTGACGACATCTTACTTGAGTACCTTTCCAATGATCGAACGGGTGCGCTGGGCTGGATGGAGAAGGATCTTATGATCGACTATCTCGCCTATGCCATGCTGCCGGCGCAGCGGTGCTACCTGTTTCCGTGGGACATGTTGCGCAGGGCGTGGCTCGCGCACCGGGACGATTGGATTGAGCGGGGCAAACGCGGACTCGATGGGTTCAAATGCCCTCCGCCCGCACAGAACAGGGGCTATGCAACGCATTCGGTATGTGTGCCCACTGCAGTGCTGCGCCGCACGGTGGCGCGCGCGGGCGTGATTCAACTCGACGCGCCGGACGGGCCCGCCGGCCCGGCCATGGGGCCGTCAGATGGGCTCAAGCCGCTGGCCTTCAACCGTGACGATGGCGCCCAGCAGAAGCTCAACTTCGGCGTCACGAGTGGGCTCGGGAAAGGCCATCGCTGATGCAATGGGTGCGGCTCGATAGCCAGGCGATGAGCCATCCCAAGCTCCTGCGAGCGGGCGCGGAGGCCGCTGCGCTATGGGTTTCGGGGCTCTGTCACTGCAACACCCACACGACCAATGGACGCATTGACGCCGATATGGTGCCGCTTTTGTATCCGCCACTGGGGTGGGCAAAAGCCCGCAAGGCCGCTCAGCAACTGTGCAACGTCGGTCTGTGGAGTGACCGTGGCGACCACTTTATGGTGCACGACTACGAGGACTTTCAATCTGAGGCGACCAAGGATGCCATCATCGCCAAGCGAGAATATGAACGATCTCGCAAGGCTGAGCAGCGCTCGCGCAGTCATCGTCCGGGACATGTCCCGGACAATGTCCCGGACATGTCCCACGGGACAATCACTGAAAGTCCCGGACTGTCCCCTCGCGCGGGCGTGCGCGCGGGCACGCCCGCGTCCGACCGACCGACCGACCGACCGACCGACCGGGGGGGTTGTCCCGCTGGGACAAAAACCGGAAACGGCCACCACCCCCCACCCCAAATTCAAAACGAACCCGGACTGAGCAAGCCGGTGCATCAGTTCTGGGCGATTTGGGAAGAGCTCGCAGGTGGCGGTCCTGGAACGTGCGGATCGATCAAGGCGCACCAGGCCGACCTTCAAGCGGCATGGGTTGCGTGCTGCAATCGCTCGGGCTGCAATCGCTCGGCGAACCCCGAGACCACCGCCGACTCGCTGTGGCGCTCGATCGTGACGGCCTACCTCACCGATCGCCGCGCGAGTGGTAAGCGCATCGACCTTGGGTTTCTGTGCACGCGCGACTTCGCTGGCTACGCCGACCTGGCGACCCGCAACGGGTCAACACCCTTGCCAGCGATGTACCAGGATTATCCCTTGCCTAAGATCCCTGGGGAGTCGTCATGAAGCCTCTTGCCATGCCTCACGACTCGCAAGCGGAGACCGCAGTACTCGGCAGCGTGCTGCTCGACTCAGAGTGCTGGGCGGTTGCGGCGGAGTTGCTACGAGCTGGTGATTTTTACGTGCCTCGCAACGGCGAGGTGTGGCGTGCGATGGCAGCGCTGATGAAGTCGGGCAGCGCGATCGACATGGTGTTGCTCACGAGCCAGTTGCGTCAGTCTGGCAGGCTCGAGCAAGCGGGGGGCGAAGAGTATTTGTTTGAGCTCACGGCGGTCATTCCCACCGTCGAGCACACCGAGCAGATGGCCAAGCGCGTCGCAGAGCTTGCGACGATCCGTGACGTTGTCCGCGTTGCGCTCGGTGTTGCCCAAGAGGGCAGCGGGTCGATCGAGGACGTCGCAGATTATCTCGATCGTGCGACTATCGTGATTGGGCTCGTGACCGAGCGACGCGTGGGGCAAGTGCAAGTCGCGATGCTCGGTGAGCTTCTGCACGAGAGCTACGCAGAACTCGCGCGCCGGCAGTCGCAAGGCCAGACGTTGATCGGGCATGCGACGGGGTACACCGACCTCGACCACAGTCTCGGCGGGTTTGCCAGCGGCGATCTGATCGTGCTCGCCGGCCGGCCCGGTATGGGCAAGACCGCGCTCGCCAACGGCCTAAAGCTCGGCGTTGCTCGCAACAGCGGTATGACAGTGCTCTCGCTCGAACTCGAAATGAACCGCGAGCAAATCAGTCATCGCGTGTTCAGCAGCGAGACCGACGTCGACTTGCAACGCCTGCGTAAAGTGCAGCTCGCGCACGCCGAGTTCAGCAGGCTGGCCAATGCCGCCGAGCGACTTACGGATCTGCCCGTGGCGGTGATCACGCGACGCGACACCAAGATTTCAGAGTTGCGCACCGCCGCGCGCAAGCTCGGCCGTGAGCGCGGCGGACTCAGCATGGTGGTGGTGGACTACCTGCAGCTGGTGAGGCCCGAGAGACGCGAGCAGAACCGCGAGATTGAAGTTGCCGGCATCACCAAAGCGCTCAAGAGTCTAGCGGGCGAGCTGGACTGCCCGGTGGTCGCGCTTAGCCAGCTCAACCGCGGGCTTGAGAGTCGCTCGGGCAACGACAAGCGGCCGCGGCTGTCAGACCTGCGCGAGTCGGGCGCGATCGAGCAGGACGCAGATACCGTGCTGTTTATTCATCGGGACGACCAGCGTAGCTCTGACCCCGTGCCGGACGACATCGCGGAGATCATCATCGGCAAGCAGCGTAGCGGCGCGGTCGGGGTGGTGCGGCTGCGGTGGGTCAAAGAGTTCACGCGGTTCGAGAACCTGTATGCGCCAGCGGTCGCACAGGCGGAGCTCGGCTACGACAACAGCAGCAACGGCAACGCAAGGGGGGAGCGATGGCAATGAGTGAAGACCTGCGATTTCACGGGGCGCTACCCATGGGCGACATGAGCGGGGCGATCTTGAAAGCCCGTGAACTCGGTCGGCACGAGCTGGCCGACGAGCTCACGGCGTTGCGGGACCTTTGGGCGCGCGCGGTGGCTCGGGCATGCAAGCCGCTGGCACATCGGCGTGCGACGCAGCGAGAGCGCCTGGCGCGCGAATCTGGGCTATCGCGCAGGCGCGCGCGCGAGGTGGCGCATGGCTAAGCTCGTCCCGGTTTCCGAACGCAATCACGCGCTCGCGCATGCATCTGTGCCACCGTGCGCCCATGCGGATGCGCTCATCATCGGGCGCGACGCAACGGTATTCATCGCAGCGCCGGACGCGACGCGCGTCATCGCACTCAAGGGTTGCACGCTCAGCTGGTGCACGCAGTGCGGGGCAACTCGGTGCAACAATGGCCGGTGGGCTGCGCCGGGCACTGAAATCGATTCGGTGAGCCCGGCCGGGGACGGGGCCGCGCATGCGTAAGATTCGCGCCGTTGCCCCGCTGACGCTGCCCGGCATGGACGCCGGGCCGAGCCGCAAGCCCATCACCCCGCTTGCGCGCGCAATGTCCCTGCGCGGCCACAAGGCCCGCAAGCGAACCGCGCCAGCGCCGCGGCCATGGGAGTGCGTGACACTGAACGTCGACACGGCGAAAAACAGCGGCTGGGCGATCGGTGTGCGCGGCAAGCTCATCAGCTACGGCGAGCACAACACCGAGAAGTACCCGGGAGCGACCGAGTGCGTGGTCATGCAGGTGATCGCGCTTGGCCGCCAATACAAACTGCCCGTGATCATGGTGCTTGAAGCGCCCTACGGCGGCGCGGTGTACATGGTGGTTGCTTTGGGCGTTGCCAAAGAGCGCTGGCTCAAAGCGTGGCGTGAATGCCTGCAGGCCAAGGGCCGGGTGGTGACGGTCGAGCCCAACGTGTGGCGGGGCCCGGTGCTGGGAAGCTGGGCGGTGGGCCTTCCGCGTGAACAGGTGCGTGCAAGCGAAATGAGCATGGCGCTTGGCATCACGAAACGGTCAGTGCTTGGCGCCGACACCGCCGCGGCGGTGTGCATTCACCACTGGTCGACTTACGCGCCGCAGGTGGGCAAGGCGATCGGCGAGAGGGCCATCAAGGCAAGCGTGAAAGCGTGGTGCGGGCAATGATCGATACGGTGAAATACGGCTTGCTCGAGCGTGTGCGCGAGACCGGCCAGTTTCAACGCCGGGTTGTTGTCGGCGTGCAGGTCGGGCGCTTTGCGATCCGTTGCACCGATCCCAATGAGCCGTGCATCTTGCCAGACGGCGCTAGTAGCATATTGGGCAATCCGTACGCCCTCGACCACATGGCATCGGGCGCTGGGCTTGGCGACTTCGCGACGTGGGCCGATGCGGTGGCGATCGCAGACGACGTGTCGCGGTTCAGTGAGCGCGACCCCGACGGTACAACGCCGACCGAGCTGATCGAGCAATTGGGGCCAGTGATGTTTTACGTGGCTGCAGCACTGCGCGCGAGTGCCGGTGCAGATTCCGTTTCGCACATGGCTGCGGGAGCGCGGGCAATGAAGCCATGCCCCGAGAACTACGGCACGCACGTTGTGACGGCGGGCGAGCAGCATTGCCAGCACTGCGGCCAGAAGGTGCTCCGCGTGCACAACGTGACCACAATGATCGGCACCGCACTCGGGACGTGCGGCAAGCACGGGACCTACGAGTTCAAGAGCAGCGCCACAGCCTGCCCGATGTGTGCGCTTGAGCAGCGTGTGCCGTTGGGCGAGGTGCTCAGCCAACAACACGAAGTCCGCGCGCAGCTGTGGGCGCAAACGTACGTCACCATCATGGCAACGCTCGTCAACACGTGCGTTGACACCGACACGTCCGCAAGAGTCAGGCGGACAGCGATCGGGGTTGCCGCCTATGCCGTTGCCGACTTCGACGAGCACTACCGGGAGCCAAGCACGTGAACTACGCCAACCTCACCGTGCAGCGCCCGGATTTGTGCAAGGGCTGTCTTGCGGGCACACCTTGCACGCGTGTGGCGAGCCGAGGCATCAGCTGCATGGACGCGCGCAATTTGTATGACGCGGGCTTTCATTCGGGGCTGACCAAGATTCAAAACGCGCTTGCGGCAGCGCGCGCGCAGAAGTCCGAGCGCATTCCAGCGCCGCCGCGCCGTAGGCCACGGCGACGCATTCCGAGCACCACCATCATCCGCGCGCAACTCGACCCCGAACCCGAAGAGACATAAGAATGACCAAGGTATGCCTGATTCTGACCGTGCTACTTGCAAGCAGTTGCGCCACCACCCAGAGCGCGCACCCCGTGACATGGCCCGCGATCGTGCAGTGCACGGCACCCGCGGAGGGCGTGCTCTTGGACAAGGTGGTGGCCATCCTGCTCGGCGAGGGTGGCGATGCGCAGGTGATCGGCGAATCGGCGTTCAGCCAACTCGAAACCATCGCGCAGGACAAGGGCCCCGAGGCTGTGCTGTGCATGGTCAACCTCGCGGTGGCGAGTCTTACGCCTGCAAGCGTGAGCACCAATGCGCTGACCAGCGACGGCAGTCCAGCGGCAGCGGGTGAGCCCAAGTTGACCGAGCACGCGGCGGGCAAAGAGCTCGCGAGCTTGGCAGCGGCGCAGCGTGGCCGGGACTTTCTGCGGCGGGCGGGGACCACCGTCGAGACCGAGGAGTAGGGGGCTATGCCGACCCTCGAAGAGCAGCACGTTCGCGAAGAGCTGCACGCTCTAGAGCAGCTTAGGGAGTATTGCCACCGCACCCGACTCGGCATGAGCGAGCAGAGCGCGGTGAAGCTCTTGCGCGCCGAGGTCTGGGCCAAGGTGTACGCTGCCGAGTTCGTGCGCGATGAGGCCACCGGCCCCGTCAACGCAAGCGCGGTCGCAGACAGGGCAGCCGCGGACTTCGACAACTACTGCCAGAGCCAAGGGCTATGAGAACCGGGCGCACACTTGACATGCGGAGGGCACGAAGCGTTGGCCTGGAGCCCTATCCGGACACGTTGCACCGGCCCACGTTGCGCGGAGATTGTCTACCAGGCGGCTTCAACGAACAGCGCCCGTGCCCATTTGTGTCGTGTCGGTATCACCTGTACCTAGAAGCGAAGAGCAACGGCAATATCCGGCTCAATGCGCCGGGTCTCGAAGTCGAGGAGCTACAGCACAGCTGCGCGCTTGACGTTGCGGACGACGGCTGCGTGACGCTTGACGACATCGGCAAGCTTTTGCACGTGAGCCGCGAGCGCAGCCGGCAAATCTCGGACGACAGCATAGACAAGATCAGGCAGAGCGGGGCCGCGTGCGCTCTCCTACAAGCGAGCAGGTGCCTATGAGAAAGCACGGCCGAGCCCGTCGCAAGGTGTTCCCCGAGTGCGGGCATCGCGGCTGGGGCAAGCACTGCCACCGCTGCGCGCAAGCGACGCTGTTTGAGGCGGGCGTGGCGCTGCGTGTCGACGGGCGCGTGGTGTCGGTCGACGCCATCAAAGCCGAGGCGGCGCGGTTGCGCACGGGTGGCGTACCCGTGCCGTGGTTCGTGCAGCACCAGCACCGCGTGGTGGAGCAAAGCGCATGACCGAGCCGAGCAAAGAAGCGCAGGAGCTCGCGCGCTCTCTTACGGGGACTTCGGCGCGAACCATGGCCGACGCGCTGCAGCAGCTCATGGACGAGCGGGACACTGCGCGAGACGATGCGCTGTCATCGACCGCCGCTGCGGCCCGCGAGTCTGGGCGCGCCGAGAAGGCGGAAGAGAAGTACGCGGCGGCCATCGAGTGGAACGCGCACCTGAACGCGCGCGCGGATGCGAACATGCAACGCGCCGAGGCGGCCGAGGCCAAGCGGCACGAACTCGAGACGCGGGCTGCGGGGGCGGAAGATAAGCTCTCCATGTTCGCGCGGAAGGTGCGCGAGTGGTACCACAGCATCCCATTTGACGGCTCACCGGGCTTCGCTCACCTGGCCGCTATCCTCGCCGAGTTCGGGGGCGGCGAGATGGCGCGCAGCTGCGTCACCGTGTCGTTTGAGGGCCGCGACGGCGGGTTCGTGAGCAACGACTACCTGCACTCGCTGGCTGTTGGGCTGGGCGCGAATGCCAAGCCGCTGACCGAGCTTCGCAAGCTCAAGCATGGCAGTCCGCAGTGTGACCAGGGGTGCGAACTGGGGTGCCGTTACAATCCGGAGGCAACGCCATGAGCGCCCAGCCCGCAAACGCTGCGCGCGAATGGCTCGCGAAGGTCCGCACCCAAGGCCAGCAGCACTGCTTTGCGCTCAAGAGCGCGCAATCGGTGTGCGGCGGCGCCCAGCGCACAGACGGCCGCTGGGAAGTGCGCCCCGAGCGCCCGCGGTGCCTGCAATGCGTGCAGCGGCTACGCGAACCTGAGCGCGAGCCATTGACCGACAGTACGGGGTGCGACGTATGACCGAACTCGGCGCGCTCACCGCAGATGAACTCGAGCTGATGCTGGGCATCCTGCACGCCGTCGAGAACGGCGACAAGGTCATGCTGGTTGCGAATCAAAAGCGCGCGCTGCAGGTCCTCGCGGCCAAGATCGAGCATGCGCGCAGAGAGGCGGCCAAGCGTGACTAAGCCCAGCTACACCGATGCGGATTTGGAGCGGGCGAAACGATTGTGCGGCGAGCACCGCGGCGGGCGCTGGCCAAGCTCGGCAGATGTGGCGACTGAGTTCGCCGACATACGCAACGAGACGATTGAGCGCTGCGCGCGCGCGTTCGAGGGCGACGACGCTGTGCAAGGCGACATTCTGCCGCGGGATGCTGCCGAGATCATCCGCGAGCTCAAGGACACGCCATGATCGGGCGCCTCATCTGCTGGCTTCGCAATCACCACCACTTTGGGCCCATCACCCAGTTGTACATCTGCGACCGCTGGCATACGGGCCGCGTCTGCCGGACGTGCAAGCGCGTGCATAGCTGGCCGCTCGAGGCTTCGCCATGAAGGCCCCGCCGACCGTGCTGTGCACGCGCTGCCGCGGCACCGGGTATTGCCCGTTACCACCGCGCGCCCTCGAGACGCTCGCCGCGGTGCCAGCCAAGGGCTCGCGCAGCACGGTGTGGATCGCGGAGACGCTCGGTATCCGGCACACCGCGGTGTGCCGACGGCTCGGGTGGCTTGAGGAGCGCGGCTTCATCAAGCGCGCAGGCGCGGGGCGCAGGTACGATGTTTGTTTGTGGAGGCGGGCATGATCGAGGAGCTCAAGCCCATGCACGCCCGCCCGCTCACCCGCGGCACGTGGCTCATCAGCATCGGTGAAAGCCGGGTGCTGTGCCTGGCATTCCGGCGACGACGTTACTACGTGACCATCTGGCCGCCCAAGCTGTGGCACCGGCGATGGAGGGCGCCATGACGGCCCCGCCCGTCTGGCTCGCACGCCCCGACGTGGGCATGGCGCACGCGTTCAGGCTCAACAAGCTTGCGGCGCGCCCCGACATCGTCATGATCAGAAGCGTCTGCGGCAACGTGCGCCGCGAGCCGGGCCTGCCATGGGAGCCAGCGGCGGCCGGTAGGTCGCGCTGCTTTCCATGCACGCGCGCCGAGATCAAGCGCGAGCGGGCAACGCGGGAGACCAAACGGCCATGACGTACGGGGCGATAGACCGCTATGGAGACGGGGCAGGCTGTAGACCTGTCGTCGCGAGACCCTTGGGGTTCGATTCCCTGGCGCCCCACCGGAAGACGCGGCGGCCATGACGATCGCGCTAAGGCTGATGCAATTCGACCAGGCGCTTACCGCCGTCCTGTGGCTCGGCATACTGATCGGCTGGTTGATGGCGGGGGCGTTCCTGCTCGGGCGCATTGTCGCCTTCGGCATCGCCACACGCGGCATCAAGCCCGCGACCGACAGCGCCTATCTGCGTGGCCGGATGGCATTCGCGCACGACGTGTTCATGCTGGTCGCGACCAAGGCCGATCGCGAACTGGTGAAAGAGCTCTCTGCGGCGTGCTGCGCCGAACTCGACCTGACACGGGTGCAACCTTGACGCTGACCATTGGCTCTGTGTGCAGTGGCGTTGGCGGGCTTGAGCTTGGGCTTGAGCGCGCTGGACTGGGCCCAGTGGTTTGGCAAATCGAGCACGACCAAGCGGCGCGTCTTGTGCTGCAGCACCACTGGCCCGAGGTGAAGCGGTATGAGTACGTCGAACGCGCCGGCCGAACAAACCTGGCTCCTGTTGAACTCGTGTGCGGCGGATTCCCGTGCCAGGATGTCTCATCTGCCGGCGCACGAGCTGGCCTTGCTGGTGCTCAAAGCGGCTTGTGGTGTGAGTTCAAGCGCATTATCGCCGAGCTGCGGCCAGCGTGGGTCGTTGTCGAAAACGTCGCCAGCGGTGCGCATCTATGGGTTGACGCGGTCGCTCGGGACTTGGAAGAGCTCGGGTATGCGTGCCTACCGATCCCGCTTGCGGCAAGCGATGTCGGAGCACCGCATCGCCGACCACGCGTTTTCATCATCGGGGCTGCTCCCCACGCTCACGCGCAAGGGCAACCACGCCAAGCACCCATTGCGGGGTGGGACGCCGACGGGCGGCGATGGACTGGCGACGGCGCTGCAGGTCACTGGGCCCATGAGCCCGCGTTGGCTCGAGTGGTTCATGGGCTTTCCGGACGGGTGGACCGAGAGCGCTTCTTGGCAAATGCCGTCGTGCCCCAGTGCGCCGAAGTCGTCGGGTGGGTGATCCGCGAACTGTGCGCGGCGGAGGCGGCAGCATGACAGCCCTCTCGCTACGGCCCATGACCCGCGACGACGCCAACGTGCTCGTGCGCCAGTGGCACTCGCACCACAAGCCCGTTGTCGGGCACTGCTACGCGATCGGCTGCTACCGCGACAGCGAACCATGCGGCGCCGTGATCGTCGGTCGTCCCGTCGCGCCAGCGCTGCAAGACGGGCTGACGTTTGAAGTCACGCGCTTGGTCACCGACCGCACGCCACACGCGGCATCCAAGCTACTCGGCGCGGCATGGCGCGCAGCCCGAGCCATGGGGTGCAAGCGCATGATCAGCTACGTGCGCGCGGATGAAGCAGGCGCTTGCTATCTCGCTGCGGGATGGCGGCCAGTCGCGAGCGTGCGCGGGGAAGCATGGACGCACGGCAACAAAGCCGCGCGCTGGCTGCCGGGCCTGTACGAGCCCAGTAGCGAGATTGTCGACCGGGTGCGATGGGAGGTTGCAGCCGCATGATCAACGACACCTGCACCAACTGCGACGGCCTGCTCAACGAGCGCTTGCGCCCCGGCCTCGGCATTGATTGGCAATGCGCCTGGTGCGGGCAAGCCGGCACGCACTTTCGTAACGGCCAGCGCACCGCGCGACTGGTCACCGTCAAGGGCGACCCCGCGCGATATGCCAAGTGGGTGGCTGCCGAGAGCATGCCGTATGCAGAGCGTGTTGCGAGGGTGGCATGAACGGCGTGCTCATAGCTGTGATGGCGGTGGTCGGCGTTGTCTTTCTACTCGACATGGGGATGCACCTCGGCGAGTGGGCCGACGCCCGCCGATGCCGTGAGGTGTGCCGCGAGAAGCACCACGCGTTTTCAACGTGGGACTTCATGCAAGGCTGCCGCTGCGCGACGCCGACATGGGTGAAGCCATGACGCACGCCGATCTTGTGGCCCGCGCTGCGCGCTGGCTTGCCAACACGCGGCGTTGCTCCGTGGTCGCGACCGAGCGCAACGCATGGGGCGCCGGCGAAGCGCCCGATGCGATCGGCTGGACCTGCTACGGGCACTCGGTGCTGGTCGAGTGCAAGACCACGGTCGCCGACTTCTACAGCGACCAACGCAAGCCGGGCCGTCGCGCTGGCTCACTCGGGATGGGACGCGAGCGGTTCTATCTGACGCCGGAGGGGCTGCTCGCGGGCAAGTACCTGCCTGATGGGTGGGGCTTGCTCGAGCTGCGCGGGCGCTCGGTCCGCGTGATTGCGCACGCGGCCGTGCGTGTCGACCCGCACGCGACCTGCCGCGAGGCGCCGCTGCTCGTTGCCATCGTGCGCCGCGGACTCGACGGCAGGTTCCCGGGGCTACTGGCCGGCGCACGCGCACTGCCCGATGCCGGGTGCGTTGTCACGGGGAGGACGGGAGCATGAGCACCAACGCGGTCGGTTATGGCCCGTGTCCCCGCTGCGGCAAGAACGTAGCGCAGGGCGCGGCCGGGCACACGCTTCGCGAGCGTTCACCTACGGGCAACACAGTCTGCGGCGCGTGCGCTTACAAGGGACCGACCAGCGAATGGCCACGCGAAGCGTATGCGTTCGCGGTGGTGCTCGACTACAAGCCACGCGCAGCAACGGACATCATCTTCGACCCGCCGAAGTTCCCGGAGACCCGGTCGCAGGCGGACGACCACCTCGACGAAGACGCGCGGCTCTTGCTGTCGGAGCTCGACGGTCACCACGCGACCGACATGCGCACGGTGCGCGACTGGCTGACGAAGGTTCGCGACGCCGAGCGTGAGCGTTGCGCCCGGATCGCCGACAACGAGTGGCGATACAAGCAAATCGCCAAGCGCATCCGCAGCGGGGTGACAACATGACCGTCTGCACGCACGGCCGCGAGTTCATGACCGCGGGCGGCTGCCTGAAGTGCCGCGAGCAGGCGCGCGCTACCGAGACGAGCCCGTCGGCCGATATCGATCTCGTGCTGGCGTTCCCTCGGCCAACGTGTAAGGCGGACCTGTTGCCGCTCGTCGCTAGCGTTCGGACTGCGGCGACGCTGGCAGAGCGCGAGCGTTGCGCGGCATTCGTAGATGGGTGGGCACACAAGGCGGGACGCACCACGTTCCAAGGCAATGTGTACGCCGAACTCGCACGGCGTTTGCGCAGCGGGGCAGAGACATGACGCGCCCAGCACAGTGCGCGTTCTGCTCGGGCGAGCAGCCCGGCCTAAAAGAGTGCCAAGTTTCCTACCAGGTGGAGTGTTCCGAGTGGGCGGAGGCGTACGACGAAGGCGTTGCCGATGAGCGCGAGCGCCATTCGATGCCGGTGGAGCACTTCGATGTACTGCTTGAGCTGTATCCGATCACGCTCGGCAACCATGGTCGGTGCGCTGTGCTCGATGCGATCCGGCATCAAATGCTTGTGCTCGCGGTGTGCCGCGGCGACGTCAACGTGCCCTTGCTTGATGGGGTCTATGCCCGCGATGCCGAAGACGACACCGAGGCCCCGCCATGAGGTACACCGCCGAGCACCTGGCCGCTGCGCACAAGCTCGACCTGCACCTGGGGAGCAAAGCTACCGAGCGCATCGCGCAAGCGCTGGCCGACCATGAAATGCGCGGCGAAGTGCGGGGCCGCGGGTCGATGAGCGCAGACATCGAAGATGCGTTGCGACAAACGATGGCGTTTGCACTTGGCGATAAAGCCATCGTGCAGCTGGTTGAGTGGCTACAGACGAACCGCACACCAAGGGGCAAGAGCGCATGACACACATCGAAACCGTGATCGGGGTAGGGCTGTTTATATATCTGGGCTTGGTCGCGCAAGGTTGGATCGCAAAGATCGCCGACGGGCCAGCAACGCGGGTGCAGACGACGGCGCGCATCGTGGGCGGGCTGCTGACGGTGCTCGCGCTGGTGCTCGTGCTGCTGAGCCTTGGTGCGGGACTGCGATGACCCGTCTTTGGCCAACGCTTTCCTGGCATGTCGCAGCGACAGACGGCAACGCAGCGCCGGCCGTGAAGCTAGAGACGGCGATCGCGGAGCGTGACGAAGCCAGGTTGCGTATCAACCTCATCGTGATCGCCTTGAACGAGGAGCCGGTGTACCCAGTCCCCGAGCGCCACGCCAACCTCGTGCGCGCAGTCATCGACGCGCTGCAGCCAGTGCGCGAGCTGCTCAAATGATCCTGCCGTTCCTCACCAGCGCGATCGACCTACTCATGGGGACGATCCTCAAGGCATCGGCCACCAAGCGCTTGCAGCGAGCGGCCAAGAGCACCGAGCCACTGCAGCCGCCACCGCCGATCGGGATGGGCACCACGGCCGCGTACATGCAGGGGCGCACCGACGAGCAGATCAAGGGGCAGACGCAAGAGCACACGGAACAGATGACGGGCGACGCGCGCGACAAGCTGGGCGCGCCGCCAAAGGAGCCAGGGGCATGACTGACAAAGACTACCAACCGATCGAACTGGGCCGGCGCGTGAGTGACTGCATCACGGGCTTCACCGGCATCGCCACCATGCGCACCGAGACCCTACACGGGCCCATCATGGTGACCGTGGAAGCTGAAGGGGTCGATGAGCGTGGAACCATTGCCGAGAGCTTCGTAGACAAGCGCCTCGCGTACGTGAGTGACCATGCTTAGGTGGCAATGCATGCAATGCGCGGGCATCACCGAGCACGAACTCGTGGAGGTAGGCGCCCGCGAGGGCCGAGTCGGCACGCGCTACAGGTGCAGTGAGTGCGGCACAGCGAGCGAGGACCGCATCGGGCATGCCGAGCCATTCGACATCGCTGAGCGCGACACCAAGCCCGATTTGGAGCGACGCAAGTCATGAGCAGCGCGCAACTCACAGCATGGTTGCTGTCTGCGGTCGCCGTCGGCACGTTCATTCGCACTGCACTGCATGCGGCCATCCCTGTGATTCGAGCGTACGTAGACGCGACGGCCACCAAGAAAGATGACGAGTGGCTGCAGAAGTGGCTGCCGCGCTACGACGCCGCAATCGGCATGTTCGACGTGATGCGGCGGTACGTGCCCGGCATGGTGGTCGGACCGTTGTTCGCCAACCAACCCAAGGCGACCATCATCGGCCGGCCGACCTTGCCGAGCATCAAGCCCTTGAGCATGCCGCCACCCATGCCAGTCGCGGTGGCGGGTCGGCTCATCATGCCACCACCACCACCGCCAATGGGGGGCGGCAAGCCGTGAGAGATGGCAACCAAATCTACTGCGGGGAGCAGCGGCCATGAGCCTCGACCCCGAGATTGCGAGCGAGCTCGACCGTCGCATGATGGCGGCCCTTGACAAGCAACTGCAGCAAGCCCGCGCGACCAACGCGCGGCTGCACCGCCGGTGCCAGCTCGCGGAGCAAGCCGCGCTGCAGAACCTCGAAGCGTGCCAGCGCGGAGGCGTGTCCGTGGGCGGCTCGCTCGCGTGGTTCGCTGCGCGCGCCTACGCGCGTCAGGCGGTGCTTGCGCGGGCATGGAAGCAACTAGCGAGGAAACAACGCGCAGCCGGTCGGGGGCATGACGCAGCGCACGATATCGAACTCGACAAGCTCACCGGGCACTGTGATTGGGCGCTGGCGAACCTCGAGCGCGCCAACGCGCACGTGACCGACCTGCAAACGCGCGGCACTGAACTGGTGCTCGAAAACCGCTTGCTCAAAGATCGCATGACCGAGGTCGGCCCCCGCCGCGAGCTGTGGGTCGGCTGCGGCGGGTGCAAAGCCAGAGCGCGGCACCCGAGCGAGATCAAACACAGGCCGGGCTGCACACCGATCAAGACCAACGGCAACGGAGCCACCACCACCACGAAAGGCGACTGAATATGGCAACCAAGAACGATAGCAAGTGCCTACAGAACGCGGCCGACGACGAGCCGATCTTCGTGCTGCGTGCCAAAGATAAGCTCGCGCCGCTCATGGTGCGTAGCTGGGTGCACCTGGCAGCGGCCGAGGGCACTCCCAACGGCAAGATCGCGCAGGCTCTCGAAGTCGCTACGCAGATGGAAGCGTGGGGCCGAGAGCACGGCAGTAAGGTGCCCGACTGATGCTCACCCCGATCAAAGGGCCGAGTTGGGAGCGAGAGGCCACGCTGCGACGTGTGCTCGACGGCGACACGATGCAGCTCAACGTAGACGTTGGGTTCGACCATGACGCGCACCCGAAGTTCCGTTTGTACATGGTCAACGCGCCCGAGAAGACCGGCAAGACCAAGGCAGCGGGGCTCGCGGCGATGGCGTTCGTAACGCAGTGGTTCGTGGGCAAGCCGCTGTTTCTGGTGCGCACTTTCAAAGCGGCACCCGAGCAAGAGAAGTACGGCAGATGGCTGGTCGAAGTCTGGAGCCTCGATGGCACCAGCTGCCTAAACAAAGAGTTGATCGCGAGCGGCCACGCCGTCCCGATGAACGCGGACGGCAGCATGCCGAAGGCCGCACCACCATGACCGACTACGACGCCAGCAACCCCGCGGTCAACTACGCCCGGCATCGCGACACGGGCTTGTATGTCTTTGTGCACGCGGGCGAGGTGCCCGAAGTCGAGTGGTGCGCGCTACCATGGGTGTGGTTCAAAGAGCCCAGCGGCCGGCGCGAGTGTGCGCGCGCGTGGCTGATTGGTGAATCGAGCAACATGTACTGCGAGCGTCACCAGCACGAGCCCAAGGTGTGCCCGTTTTGTAGAGGAGTTCCAAAAACGTGATGACGAAAGGACCTGAGCATGGCTGACATGGAGCTGATAGCGAAGAACGCATATGCCGCCTACGGCGCTGTCACCGACCACAAAAACTACCAGGGCTTGCCGATGCCCGAGTGGGAGAATCTGACGCCGAAGATTCGCGAGGCGTGGGTCGCCGCGGCGGTCAACGTGTGGGACGCCGCAACCGCAACGCCGAAGGGAATCGAGTGACATGTCACTGCTCAACATCCTTGTCATCGCGTTCATCTTCTGTGTGCTCTTTGGCGCGTTTGGCCACGGCCGCTACGGCCCCGCGCCGAGTTGGTCGCCCGCGGGCATTGTCGTGGCTGTGCTGCTTGTCTTGTGACTGACCGGCAACCTGCACCGCTAAACACACATGACGCTCATCGCCCGATCACGCACCCCGAACCCGCGGACCCTGCGCACCGCGCTCTGCGTTGCGCTTGTGGCAGCGCTGGTCACGGCCGTTGGGAGCGCGGCGGCGCTCGGGCTTGGGCTTGAGATTGGCCGGCGGCTGTGCTTGCGGTTATGGCCCCGCTGGCCCGCGGCCGAGGTGTTCGGCGCTGCGACGGCCGATGACTTGGCCGCGCAGTGGGCAGGCGAGGGCGAGTCATGAGCAGCAACAACACAGTCCGCGCTCACTGCGAGCGTAACGGCCCTACTGGTGAGGCCGCGGCGGATCCTCCCGCGGTGGGCGCGGACGCTGTACCCGTGCGCGTGCTGTGCGGCGACATGCGGGAGGTGCTCGCGGCCATGGCGCCCGAGAGCGTGCACGCGATCGTGACCGACCCGCCGTACGGGCTTGAGTTCATGGGCAAGCAGTGGGACCAGCAGGTGCCCGGCGTTGAGTACTGGCGGGCGTGTCTGCGCGTGGCCAAGCCCGGGGCGTACTTGCTGGCGTTCGGGGGCACGCGTACGGCGCACCGGCTGGCGTGCGCGATCGAGGATGCGGGGTGGGAGCTGCGCGATTGCGTGTGCTGGCTGTACGGGTGCGTCACGCCGGATACGAAGGCGCTCTCGCGGCGCGGCTGGCTGACGCATGACGAAATCACGCCGCAAGACGAACTCGCACAATGGTCACCCACGAGCAGACAGATCACATGGGCACGTGCTGAGCGCATCAACGTCTGGGATTTCGCAGGTGAGTTGGTCCACCTGCAAAACCGCCACACTGATCAGCTACTGACACCGAACCATTCGGTGCACGCCGTGGTTCGTCGACATGCGCGGGACGATGCGCCGACTCGGCATGAAGTGGTGCAAGCCGGTGAGCTAAAGCCCTGCTGGCAGGTGCAGATCCCGATGTCTGGCATTCTGAACGAAGGTCGCGAGATCGATCCCGAATACGCCTATATCGTTGGGTGGTGGTTGACCGATGCCTGGCGTCACGGCGACGGCAAGGCGTGCATGTTTTCGCAGTGCAAGCCTGAGAAGCTCGCGAAGTTGAGAGCAGCTCTGTCGCCGTACGCACCGAGCGAATATGTAAAACAGGCACGCGAGCCGCAGCACTCCAACGAGCACACATTCTATGTAACCGGACCGCTGGCGAGACGCTTGATCGAAGAGTTCCCCGCGCGCGTGCTGAGCTGGGAACAACTCGGGTGGTCGCGAGAAGCTCGCATGTCATTGATGCGTGGTCTTCTGGACGGCGATGGGACCGAGCGCGCCAGTCAGCACGGCAGCGCTTTCTGGTCCAAGGACCCTGCGCGGAGGGAAGTGGTCCTAGCCATTTGCGTCAGCATCGGCTGGCGCGCCTACATCGACGTCGACAACGACTGTGTGAACTTCCATCGTGAGCGCGGCGCCACGCAGCTTCAAAAGCGACACCGCGACCGAGCGCCAGCACGGCCGTACAATGGCAAAGTCTGGTGCCCGACGATGCCAGAAGGCACATGGATAGCGCTTCGCAACGGGCGGCCATTCATCACGGGCAACAGTGGCTTTCCGAAATCGCATGACATCAGTAAGGCGATCGATCGTGAGCTTGGTGCGGTGAGGGAACTGACTCGTGCGGGGCGAGTCCAGCGAGACGGTTACGGCGACGATTGGGATACAGGTAGCAGCGAAAGCCGCCCGCGCTATGACGCACCCGCCACGCAAGCCGCGCAGCAGTGGCAAGGCTGGGGCACTGCGGCCAAGCCCGCATGGGAGCCCGTGTACCTCGCGCGCAAGCCGTTTCGGGGCACCGTCGCGCAGTGCGTGCTCGAGCATGGCTGCGGCGGGCTGAACATTGACGGGTGCAGGATTGGGACCAGTGAGGACTTGAACGGCGGCGCGTACTCGTCTGATGGCGGGCGCGACGGCGCTGCGTACCAGCTGCGCGGCGAATGCGGCCAGTACAAACAGCCGCTCGGCCGATGGCCGGCGAATCTGGCGCTGGACGAACGGGCGGCAGAAATGCTGGATGCTCAGACGGTCGGGCAAGTGCACGGGGCGGGCTGCCGTCGAGCGGGCTCAAGTGCTCCGCGCGAGAGCACTTCGGGCGAGCACGTCTATAACCCGCGGGTCACCACGACCGGCGCAATGCATCGCTTCGGCGACGACGGCGGCGCCTCACGTTTCTTTTACACGAGCAAGGCGTCCCGCTCCGAGCGCGAAGCCGGGCTCGAGCGCTTCACGCCCGCCATCGTCAACGACGGCCGCGACACCAGCATGGACACGCCCTACCAGCGCGGCGACACCTTACGCAAGTGCCTTCATCCCACGGTCAAACCGATCTCCCTGATGCGCTGGCTCGTGCGCCTGGTCACCCCGCCAGGCGGCATCGTGCTCGACCCGTTCACGGGCTCGGGCAGCACGGGCGTAGCCGCAGTACTCGAGGGCGCGCGGTTCATCGGTGTTGAACTCTCGCCCCAGTACGCCGAGCTCGCGACCGCGCGCATCGCGCACGCCAGCGACGAGGACGACGGCCCGCAGCTGACGCTGTTCGACAAGCAGGAGATAGCCCGGCCGGTCAGGCCCGCGCAGACAAGCCTGTTTGACGACGTGCCCAATGACGAGCACGAGGGCGCCCAATGAAAGCTCTCACCATCCCGGCGCTCGCCCTTGCCATCTTCATCGCCAGTCTGCCGGCATGGGCCACCGTGAGCAACGAGCGCGCAGCGGGCATCCTCGACCATCAGGGCTACTACGATCCGCGGTTCGCGGGCTACCGGTACCTGGTATGCGGGGGCGACCTGTTCGTGACCAAGTTCGTTGCCCGCGCGCCTGACGGCGAGTTTGTAACGGGCTACGTGTGCTGCGGCTTGGTGCAGGCCTGCACGTTGCGATGGGAGCAGTAAGCATGAGCAACTGGGCAACACTACACACCCAACCAAGTCAGCTGCCGCAACTGCCGGCGGGCACCGACCCGCGCACCGACTGGTTCACGTGCAAGGCGTTCGCGTGCAAGCTGCCCAAGCAAGGCTGCGCCAACCGCTACCGGCTCGCGCAAGGCCGCACCAGCGACGGGCTATCGTATGAAGCTGTGACCTACGGCGCATGCCGTAACTGCCCCATCGGGGCAGCACACGCGGCGGGCCTACCCACCCCAACCGAGCAAGGCACGAGTATGGAAGAGTCAATCACCACCACCAACGGCAACGGCACCAACGGCCACGCGGCCAAGCACTACAAAGACCGGATCTGCGGCAAGTGCAAGCGCGCGTTCAGCCCCACGACGGCGACCGAGCGACGCTGCCGAGCGTGCACGGCCGAAGCCAAGCCCTTGCCCGCTCGGCGCGCGGCGCGCAACGGGGTCAAGGGCCGACGGCCGGCGGCAGGGATCCGTCTGGGATCCCTGGATCCGTCCGGGATCCCGCCCGCACGCGCCGAGCCTCGCGTGCTGCACGAGCGGCAGATCGCCACGGCGACCGAGTTGCTCGAAATAGCGGGCTTCACGGTCCGCGCCATCCGTACGCCTGCGGGCGAGTTTTTGCAGGTGACGTGAGAGCCCATGGCCCGGCGTAGCAAATTCACCCCGGCCACTGGCGCCAGGATATGCAAGCTCGTGGCGCTTGGCGTCACCCTTGATGCCGCTGCTGGCCATGAGGGCGTGAGCAAGCAGACCGTCTACAACTGGCGCGACCAGGGCCGCGCCGGCCGCACGGGCGGGTATGTGACGTTCGCCAAGCAGTTGCATCAGGCACTCTCCAAGGCCGAGGTGCAGCAAACCAAGAACGTCATCGCCATGGGCAAGCGCGACTGGAAAGCGTCAGCGTGGTGGCTCGAGCGACGCCGGCCCGAGGTGTACGGCGACCGTTCCAAGATCGAACACCACCTGATGGGTGAGGTCGAAAGAGTGCTCGATGTTGCAAAAGCCACGCTCCCCGCCGGGCCGTACGCCGTCCTACTCGGCGCGCTATCTAAGCCAGATAGCGGCGCAGCGTAGGCTTGACGAGCTGCGCCTGGCGCAGGCGCCCGCGGTCAGCCACCCGTTCGCGGCAGAGCGCGAGCGCTGCGCCGAGAGCTTTGCGTACTTCATGCAGGCGGCCTGGCCCAGCGTTGACAGTCAGCCGCTCATCTGGGGCTGGCACAACGATGCCATTGTCGAGCACCTTGAAGCCGTCACGCGCGGGCACATCCGTAAGCTGCTGATCAACGTGCCACCGGGCGCAACCAAGACCATCAGCGTGCAAATCATGTGGCCGTCATGGGAGTGGATTTGTAACCAGCATCCGCGCACCGAGCACAACCCGACCGGATTGCGTCCAGACCTGCGCTACATCTACTCCACATACAGCGAGCAGCTCGCGCTCGACAAAGCGCTTGAGCACCGCCGGCTACTTGAAAGTGAGTGGTACCAGGAACGCTTTGGTGACCGGTGGCAGCCCAGCCCGGACCAGTGGGGGCAAGCCAAGTTCAGCAACCAGCAAGGCGGCTGGCGGCTGGCGACAAGCGTTGGCGGCATCGCTACCGGTCAGCATGCGGATAGAAAGGTGCTCGACGATCCCATCAAGCCCCAAGACGTATTGGCGGGCACGGTCGGCACCAAGAAATGGGCGCTCGATAACGCGTGGACGTTCTGGACGCAGACCATGGGTTTGCGCAACACCGGGCCCAACACCAAAGAGATTGTGATCATGCAGCGCATTCACGAGCGCGACGTCGCGGGCCGGTGCATCGCGGAGTTCCCCGATTACGAACTGCTCGTGATCCCGCAGCGCTTCGAGAGCAAGCACCCATACGTGCGGCGCACGGTGCTCGAGCGTGACATCGACGGCGAGCCGGTCAGAACGTGGCAAGACCCGCGCACCGACGAGGGCGAGCTCATGTGCCCCGAGCGCTTTCCGCCGGCTGACGTCGAACGCCGCGCGAAGATTCTTGGCTCGCAAGGCTGGGCTGCGCAAGAGCAGCAGCGGCCGAGCCCCGCGGGCGGCAGCATGTACCACCGCGAGCAGTTCAAGCACTGGTCGATCGTGCCGAGCGAAGGCACATGGGTCATCAGCGGCGACTGCACCTTCAAAGCGCTCGACAACTCCGATTGGGTGGTGCTGCAGGTGTGGTGTGCCCGCGGCCCTGACTTCTACCTGATTGACCAGGTGCGCGATCGCATCGATGTGCTTGGGACGTGCAGCGCAATTCAATCGCTACGCGCCAAGTGGACGCGCGTCGGGGCGATCCTAATCGAGGACGCGGCCAACGGCCCGGCCGTCACGCAGATAATGAGCAAGAGCCTGCCGGGCATGAAGCTGGTGCGACCGCTCGGCGGCAAGATCGCGCGCGCGAACGCGTCAGCCGTCTACCACGAATCGGGCAACGTGTACCTGCCCCTGCCGCAGCGCGCACCATGGGTGCACGACTATATCGAGGAACACGTGGGGTTCCCGTTCGGCGGCAACGATGACCAGGTGGACGCGCAGAGCCAAGCGATCAATCACCTGGCGATGCAGGCCGCAGACTACGAAGCCATGCTCGCGACCATGCGTAACTTGGGGGTGGCGGATTGAGCAGGGTGGTCCCCCGGGGTCATCTACGGCGCTTCACCAGCGGCCTTGGCGAGCCTCGATTTGCGCAGCCGAACGGCTGCGCGCTGTGCGCTCTGCAACTGCTTGGGAAGCGCGGAGACCTCGGAGGCGGCATTGAGCACGGCGCGGCACCAGGCTTGCCGGCTCATGCCCGCAGCCGCGGCTGCGGCTGCCTCCCACGCAATCACCTCCTGGCGGTCGGCTTTGATGGTCACGGGCACGTGCACGTCTTTGGGGTCGGGCTCGTTCATGTTCCGGGGCCCTCCCCAACGATCGACGTCCACTCGGGGTCGGCTTCGACGGCCAGCCGCGCGCAGGTGAGGCACGCGCCGTAGCGCTCGGCGCAGTTGAGCGGGTACACGCCGCGATTGCCAGCCTTGGTGTGGCTGTCGCGATGCTGCCGCGGCATCGTCTCTATCTGGACTTCGAGCGCAGCCCCACAGCCGCAGGGCCGCTCGCTGGCATCGCCGTCATCCGAACTCGTCAACGCTTCGATTGTCGTCGCCATACGCGCCTTCCCTCTTTCGCAAAAACAGCAACCCCGGGCGCTCAGTCCTCGTGCGGCAGCATGAACGTCAAGCACTGCTCTGCGTGGTCGCCGCCGTGCACAACCGCTTTGAGTCGCAGCGAACTCGCGGCAACCTCGACCCGAAACGATATCGCAATGTCGCGCGCGCGCACGGGGCGGCTCAAGATGGCGAGGTAAAGCGCCTCAAGCACGGCGAAGTAGCACGCAGCCATCGTTGGCGCGCCGTGCTGACCGGGTTCGATTGCAGCGGCAAACGCAGCTGCCGTGCACGCAATGTGGGCGCTGGCAAACGGGCTTGTGCGCCAAGCATTCGCAAAGTCGCCGATTGTGAGGTCGCAAAGCACGCCGTCGGCGATGGCCTGCGCGCGGGTGTAGCTGTAGATCACTGCGGCGCGGCGCTCGCTCATGGCTCGCCGGGCGCCATGAAGCGCACCGCGCCGTTGGTTTGATTCTCGGTCCACACCGGCTCGCCGTTGCAATAGGTTGCACGCTCAGTCCGTCCGTCGGACTCGGCTTGCTCGGATGTTTCGCGGATCGGACCGTACCATCCACTCGTCAGATCGTATGCTCGGTACATCATGGCGCCCCAACCTCCCTTGCCGGCACGTGCATGCGGCAATCGTCAATGCGCTCGGGCTTGCGGCCCTGCAGCGCGAACAGTTCGAACGCGCGGCGTCCGTCCTCGGGCATCCGAAAGCGCAGCGACAACCCGTGCGCGCTGACCGCAATGTCGGCCGCGCGGTTACAAAGGTCCGCGAGCTCGCAGCGGTCTCGGTCGGTCATGGTCATGTTGCCTGGACTCGCTGACAGTCGGTGCACTGCGCCCACCGCACACTGTTTTGCCCCTGCCCGCGCCCGCCGCGGGTGCAGCAACGACTGCACACTAGGCGCCCGCAGCCCGAGCCACAACGAAAGCGCCGCGAACCCTGCGTGTCTCGCTGACAGCGTTCGCACTTCTTATCGGTCATGGTCATTACATCCACCTGCCCTCGTACAGCGCCAGCAACTCGTCGCACTGCGCCGCGCGCTTGCGGGGCACCAACCAGCCCGCATCGGACAGCTCACCAAAGCCCCGGTCTCCAGGCTGAGATACTATGATGCTACGCAGCGCCCTGTAGAGCGCCGGTGTGGCACACTCAAACCTACGCGCGGGAAGTAACCACGGCTTGCTCATGGGTTGCGCTCCGATTGCATCACCCTGACAAGCGGCAAGCCCGTGCGGGGCGAGCATGGCAAACTCAGCGTGCCAACGGCGGCTGCGATTCGTTCAGATACAGCGTTGTTCATGTCCACCTCTATATCGTAACCCCGGGAGGTTACGATAGCAAGGGGGGGGCATCTCAAACCCACTGCCCGTGCGCGAGTGCGTTGCCTTCGGCGCGCTGCAGGCGCGCGATCGTCTCAAGCCACTCGCCGTATGTGCGCCCGTAGCGCTCCGCGCGCGGCGCTTCCCTCGTTGCGAGATACGCGATGCGCTCGGCCTTGCGGGCGGCAATCAGTTCTTGGCGGTGCATGTGCAATCCTCTGCTCACGACGTACCACCGAGAAAGCCCTCGGTGAACCATGCGAGCGCTTGATCGACGTCAGACGATGGTGCGTCCGCAGGCAGTCGCCACTGCGGCGCTGGGCCATACACGAGTTCGCCGCAGCCGGTGGTGAACGCGTGGTGCGCATCATTCCAGCCGACTTTCGGACCGATGTAGAGCTTGCGATACGCGGACCCGCTCGCCACCCACCATTGCTTACTGTGCTGCTTCACGGCTTGCTTCCTAACCCTTCCCACATCCGTTCCAATGCTACCCATATATTGTAACCCCGGAAGGTTACCCAGTGCAAGAGGTCCGGTCAGTACTCGGCAAGCGTCTCCGGCTCCGAGCGCTCGTTGTAGGCAAGCAGGCTACCGGGGGCGGGGTTGCGCGTGTCCGCGTCCAGAGCGAACCAGCTCGCGAACTGCGCGCGCGTGCCGGTGGCCGTCGCCGCAACCAGGCCGGGCATGCGCCTGGTTGTCGCGAAAGCAAACACTGCGATCCCCAGCGCCTGCAACGCCGCCGAGGCCTCCTGTTCCGTGCCCTTGATAACCAAGCTGAAATGCGCGAGCGCGAACATGGTTGCGAGCTCTGACTGAATGTCCATCCCGGTACTCCGATTGTTGCTGCTGTCCACTTCTAAAGAGTAACCCTCCGGGGTTACATTTGCGAGGGGTGGGCGCTGCAATTCGACATTGGGCCCCGGTGCGGAAGACCCTTGCGCACTACCCCGCGGCGGGGTATTATGAATGGTGGTCAACGTAGTGGAGTTCAGCGACGCGGTGGTCAAGGCAATGCCGAAGCTGCCGCCGCAAGTGGCGGTGAAGCTGCGCCTGTGGGCCGGTGCCGTGCGCGCCGCGGGCATTGACCAGGTGCGCAAGCAACAACACGGGTACCGCGACAAGCCGCTCAGCGGAGATCGCAAGGGCCAGCACTCGATACGGCTCAACCGCGCTTACCGCGCGTTTTACACCGTGGTGCGCAACGAGGTGACGGTGGTGCGGGTGATTGAAGTCAACAAGCACGAATATTGATGAGCGGGGGGGCAAGTGGAGATGGCAAAAACGCGACAAGACAAAGCGATGGCGGCACTCGAGCGTGCGGCCGGTGGACCGTTGACGATCGGGCGCGCATTGTGGGCGATACGCGAGTGCGACGAGATCAGTCAGGCGGTGTTCGCCAAGCGGCTCGGCATCTCTGCGCAACACCTCTGCGACATCGAGAAAGGCCGGCGAGCGCCGCGAGCGGCGCGAGCGGCGAAGTGGGCGAAGGTGCTGGGGTACTCACCCGAGCAGTTCGCGGAGCTCGCGCTCCAGGCCGAACTCGACGCAGCGGGCTTGAAGCTACGCGCACGTGTGAAGGCAGCGTAAGCCGCGAAGGCGGCAGGCGAATTCGCGTAGGCTGGTGACACCGCGCCGGCTGCCCGCTAGACGTTGCAGACGTGCTCGGCAGCTACCTACAAAGCGCCCTGTTGCGCCTCGACGGCTGGGAAAACGCGGTCACGGGGCTCGGCACCGCGCTCGACAAGACGGTTGCCGCCCTGTTCAGCCGCAACGGCGCTGCGGCCTATGGCGATGAGTACTTCGGGCAGCTCTACGAAGACGACCCGCTCGCGCGCCGCATCTGCGAAAAAATCCCCGACGAGATGCTACGCGCCGGGTTTGACCTGCTCATGGGCGATGCGGACAACGCCCAGCAGCTTGCGACCAGCGTCCGCGACGCGCTCAAGGACCTGCACGCGATCGCGCGCGTCAAAGACGCACTCGTGTGGGAACGCGTGCACGGTGGCGGCGCGGTGTTTATCGGCGCCGAGGACGGGGTGGGCGATTCAGCGCTGCCGCTCGACGAAGAGCGCTTGCAAGCGATCACGCACCTGACGGTGATCGACAAGCCCACCATGGTTGCAAAGACATGGTATGGGCCGGCGGAGCGCGGCGCCGGCCGCCCTGCGACGTGGGAGATCACGCCGGTCGACGCTGGCGGCAGCGGCCCGATCGAGGTGCATGAAAGCAGGCTGCTGCTGTTTCCAGGCGGTCGCGTCACGCACAAGCGCCGGATCGAGCTCAGGGGGTGGGGGCAGAGCACTCTGCGCGCGATTCACGACGCGCTGCGCGATTACAACATGAGCTGGGCCGGCGTGTCGCACATGCTGCAATCGGCCAATCAAGATGTCTGGTACATGGACGGTCTGAAGAACGCGCTCGCGAGCGGCAGCGCGGGCATGCGCGAGTTTTTCAGCGCGCGCTTTGCGATGGCCCAACAGAAGATGGGCCCCAACCATGCGATCGCGCTGGATTCTGAGCGCGAGAAATTCGAGCGTCACCCGTCGACGCTCACGGGCATCCCTGAGACGCTGCAGCAGGTCTGTCTGCGCATGAGCGCGATCAGCGACATGCCCCTGACGGTGCTGTTCGGCATGAGTCCCGCGGGGATGAACGCGACCGGCGAAAGCGACCTGCAAATCTGGCACTCGGCCGTCGGCGCGATGCAGGGCGAGAAGCTGCAGCCGGCGCTCGAGCGCTTGATCCGCTTGCTGATGATCAGCGACAAGGGGCCCACGGGCGGCGAAGAAATCGAAGGCTGGTCGATCCGGTTTCGCGCGCTGCGCACGCTCAGCGAAATCGAGCAAGCGGACCTGCGGGCCAAGCAGGCGGGTACCGATAAGCTGTACGTGGACATGACGGCGCTGTTGCCCGAAGAGGTCGCGACCAACCGGTTCCGGCCCGAGGGCTTCTCGACTGCTACCAGCATCGATCTCGACGTGCGCAAGCAGATCATGGCAGCCGAGTTGCAGCGCATGGACGAGCCTGACGATCCCGCGAAGGATGACAGCGCCGCGGGTGACCCCGCACCTGACGGCGGGGCGCCTGCGGGGGGCGACACCACCACCGTGGCCGACACGGCGATGAACGGTGCGCAGGTGGCGTCGTTGCTCGAGGTGATCCAGGCCGTCGCGGCAGAGACCATCCCGCGCGCAACGGGCGTGCAGCTGCTCATTCGCGCATTCCAACTCACCGCTGAGCAAGCCGAGTTGCTCATGGGCGACGTGGGCAGGGGCTTCGAACCCAAAAAACCGGCCGCCCCGCAGGCATTTGGCGGCCTGCCAAAGCCGCCCGTGCCACCCGAACCCGACCCGGCCACCACGCCGCCCCCACCAAACACCACCAAGCCCAAGCCGTGAGCGCGGCGTCGCAACGCACCATTGCCGAGTTGCGGGTGCGTCGCATGATGGCGCAGCTCGCCGGACGCAAGCAGCGCAGAGCCCGCCGCAAGATACCCGAGCAGGGCTACCCGCGTGCATCGCAGCTCGCGTACTTCCAGCTGTGTAAGCGCGTGATTGCGGACTTGGCGGGGCTCATCACTGCCGAGGTGCTGCCACAGCTGCCTGCGCTGCTCGCGCAAATTCGTGTGCTGCACCCGACGCGTACGCTTCGTACAGATGCCGCCGACGATATCGATTCCGCGTTCCCCAGCGCAGCACGCGTGCTGTTCGACTTGCCCGTGGACCTCATGGAGATCGCTCGCAGCGTCAGCGTGTTCAACCGCCGCGCACTGCTCAAGCAGGTGCATGCCGGGCTCGGGATCGATCTGCTGGCGGGCGAGCCGTACCTCGCAAACCACCTTGAGCTGTTCGTCGCGGACAACGTGCGGCTCATCACTTCAGTCGCAGAAACGCACATGGACACCATCCGCGGGATCGTCATGCGCGCAGCGCGCGAGGGCACGCGGGCATCCGACGCGGCAAAGGAAATCGCAGCACGGACAGACGTCTCTGAGTCACGTGCGCAGCTGATCGCGCGCGACCAGATCGGCTCGCTCAACGGCGAACTCACGCAGCTACGTCAAGAGAGCCTGGGAATCGAGCGTTACACGTGGGTCACATCGCGTGACGAGCGGGTGCGCGACGACCATGCCGAGCTCGATGGGACCACTCAAAGCTGGGACGATCCGCCGGTCGTGAACCAGAAGACAGGTCGCACCGGGCACCCGGGCCAGGACATCAACTGCAGGTGTACAGCAAGCCCAGTGGTCGATGACCTTCTCGAAGCACTGGGCGCGTAGCCCATGGCGCAGCTCTTGCCAGCCACTGCCGCGCCGTTAGACGTGTGCAGGTGTCAATGCCCGCGCGTGAGCGCCCTACCGGCAGTGTGTTGCGCTTGGACTTCGCGCCGATCCGCGGCGCGCGGGTAACACCGCAGGGGTTTTTGCGGCTCGACGCGTCGCTAGGCCGCACGGGCGTGCTCACGTATCAGACCCCCGATGGGCCGCGCCGTGAGCTGCGCTTGCCCGAAGAAGTGTTCAAGGCCGATTCGCTCGCAAGTGCGATGGGCGCAGTGGTCACCGACCTGCACCCGCCGCGCGAAGACGCATTCATCACCACGCAGAACTACCGCAAGTGGGGCGTGGGGTATGTCGGCGACGACGTGCGCCAGGACGGCAACCTCGTGCGCGCCAGCATCGTCATTCAGGACCAGGCCGTTCAGGAGATGATCCTCGCGGGCAAACGCCGCGAGATCAGCCCCGGCTACATGTGCCGGCTGGACCCCACAGCAGGCCGGTACGACGGCATCGAGTACGACGCGGTTCAACGCGATATCGTGGTGAACTCTGTTGGGCTCGGGCCGAGCAACTGGGGCCGGCAGGGCAGCGAAGTCGCGTTGCGGCTCGACAGCTTCGATGCCACGGCTGCGATCGGCCAATACGGCAGCAACACGGCGTTGGGCGACTTCGTGCGCACCACCATGCTTGCGCGCGGGATGACCGTCACCCAACTCGCCGAGCAGACGGGCATCATCGCGCCCAAGCCCAAAGAAGAGTCACCCTTGCTGCGCGTCGGATCGCTCGTCGACCGCTCATACATCTTGCGCGAGATCCTCGAAGGCTGGACACCGCGGCCGAGTGACGAGCAGCTCAAGGCGCTTGCCAAGGTGCTCGATTGCACGCTTACGCAGCTGCTGGACCTCATACCCGAAGAGCTGCGCGCTGATTCGCGCACGAGCGCACGCACTGTTGCAAACGCAGGCGTTGTAGACGCCGGCAAAGAACCGCTTATACGCGATCACGTTGACCCGACAACGGGCAAGGCGACCCAGAAGAAGAGGCCATGCATGGATCCAATCGAGATACGGCTAGACGGACTCACGATCTCGCTGCCCAAGCACGAGGCCGAGGTTGTGCAAAAGGCGGTGGGCGAGCGCGACGCAAAGATCAAGGCGCACACGGCCGAGCAGAGCACGTTGCAGGCCAAGCTCGACGGGCTGACCGAGCAGCACGCCAAGGCCAAGAAAGACTTGGCCGAGCTGCCCGAGAAGCTGCGCACGGAGATGAGCGCGCGGGCTGACCTGCTGGGCCATGCACGCCGGGTGCTCGGGCCGGATATCAAGCTCGACGGCAAGACCGATCGGCAGGTGCGCGAGGAGGTGCTCAAAAAGCTTTCTCCCAACGTGGTGCTCGACGCCAAGGACGACACCTACATCGCAGTGCGTTTCGACGTCGCACTCGAGGGCTTCAAAGAGCCCAGCGCCAGCGAAAAGGTGCGCGCAGCAGTGACCGGCGGCACCGATCCCAAGGTTGCGCGCACCGATGCCAAGGACGATCCCGATCCGGCCAAGGCACGCGCCGAGATGGTCGAGCGCAACCACAACGCGTGGAACACCAAGCCGGCGAACTGACGCCCGCCAGCAACCCCAAGCACGAAAGAAACGGGCCCCACCACCATGCAAACGACCTTCCCACTGCGCCCCCTGCGCGCCTTCGCTGGCATGCACGCCGACACCTACCCGTCAGCGTTCATTAGCCGCGCGCTGTCGACGCGTCAGCTCGTGGAGCTGACCTTCGGCACGGCCGATGGCACGTACACCGTGACCATCAACGGCGTCGAAGTCGCAAACTTTGTGGCTGCGACCAAGACCGCCACGCAGATCCGCGACGCCATCGCGGCCGACCTCGCTGCGAGCGCCGCGCCGGTGATCGCGACCCCGAGCAGCACCAACAAGCTGCTGCTCGAAAACGCCGGTTACGAAGCCGCGTTCACCATCGCGATTCCCACCATCGCGGGTTACACCAGCAGTCAGACAGTACCGCAGGGCCAAGTCGCGCCGTTCGGCGCGGGCGTGGTACGCGACGACGGTGCGGCCGTCAGCGGCAAGCAGTGCCGGCTGCCACGCTTGGCCGCCGATGTGACGTTGGGCGGGTTCCTCGGAGTGCTCGCAAGCAATACGGCCAAGATGCCGGCCAACGGCTGGCCCGACAAGTCCATGCCCGACATCATGCGCGCCGGGCACATCTACGTACTGGTCGAAGGCACGGGCATCGAAGGCGCGGGGCTGTTCATGCGCTTCGCGACCGGCGCCGGCGGCAGCCAGCTCGGCGCGTTCCGCGGCGATGCCGACAGCGGCACCGCAGTCGCAGTGCCCGGCATGCGCGCACTCGAGACATGGACCACGGGCGGCATCGTGCTCGCCGAGCTCCAGCCGCAAACGGCCTGACAGCCGCCGGACGCGTAACGAAAAAGGAAATCCAGTCACATGCTCGACGAACGGCGACAGCAAGACCTACTGGCCATGAAGGCGGCTTTATGCAGCCTCAACCTCGACGCGAATGAGACGGCGATGCTCGATCGCCAACTCAAGTACGTCGAGACCACCATCTACAAAGTGCAGTACCCGGATTTGCGGCACAGGCAATACATTCCGCAGGACGGCAGCACGCCCGCGGGCGCGGACTCGATTCTGTATCGGCAGTTCGACACCGTGCGCAACGCGAAGATGATCAGCGACTTCGCTGATGATCTTCCCTTTGCAGACGTCATCCAACGAGAGTTCCCCATCCCGATCAAGCCGCTCGGCAGCGCGTACAAGTACAGCCTGCGCGACCTGCAGCACGCGGCATTCAGCGGCGTGCCGCTCGATACGCTGCGCGCGTCCGCTGCGCGCGACTCGATCGAGTACGAGCTCGACGACATTGCGTGCTTTGGCCGTCCGGAGGTCGGGTTGCTCGGCCTGGTCAACAACCCCAACGTGGACGTCATCTCGGTGGGCACCGGCGTCGGCGGCAACACATGGGCGCTCAAGACGGCGCTGGAGATCATCGCGGACCTCGCGCGGCTCAACAGCTACATCGTCACCAAGACGAACCAAATCTACCGGGCTAACACGATCCTGATGGGAACGGCGCTGTTCGAGAAGCTCAGCAGCATGCCGTTTTCGAACCTCAGCGACCGCACCGTCATCGAGTGGTTCCGATCGAACAACCCGGGCATCACCATCGATGGCTGGCACCGGCTGAGCACCGCGAACGCAGCCGGCACCGGCCCGCGCGTGGTGGCGTACCTGCGCGATCCGCGCGTGCTTCAAGAAAAGATCCCGATGGAGTTCACGCAACTTCCGCCCCAGCCCAAGGGCCTGGCGTTCGTCATCAACACATGGGCGCTCACTGCAGGCGTGCACGTGTATCAGCCCGGCGCGATGGTCTACATGGACGGCGCGGCGTAGGAGCGCTGACGACAGGTCTTTTTTACCCGACGGGAGGGCGAGTTTAGTCATGGCGGTGATCTTCAACAAACGGCTGCACAACCTGGTCGTCGGCGACACGACGCTCGCGCCAGGCGAGAACACGGTCGATGACGCGTTGTGGGGCAAGCTCAATACCAAGGGTAGCCAGGTCGAGAGTTGGCTGCGCTTGAACTGGCTCGGCGAAAAGCGCAGCTTGCCGCTGGCCAAGGGCGAGCAGCCCAAGCAGACCGGCTCTGCCAAGGGCGGTGCGGTGTTCGCGGCCCCCACGGTCGATGGCCCGGTCTCCGAAGCGGGTGGCGGCCCGGCCGGTGGTCCGGCGAGCAAGGCGGGCAACGACGAGACGGTGGTGCGCGAGGGCGGCCCGGCAGTCATCCCCGACGGCAGCAACCACCCACGCCGCGGCCGGTAGGCCCGGCGCATGGCGGCTGCGTACCAAGCCTTTATCGACCGCTGGCCGCATTTCAAAGCGGACAAGCCCGCCGAGCAGGCCGCGCGGCAGGCGCTCATCGAGAGCGAACTCGGCTACGCTAGCAAGCAGGTCAACGTCGAGTACTGGGGCGAGCAGACGACCGATGCGGTGATGCTGCTGGCGGCACACCGGATTGCGACGCAGCCCGGCGGCCAGTTCTCGCGCCTGCAAAACAAGTCGGGCGGCACCGCGTATCTCGAGGAGTACACGCGCATGGAAAAGCGGCTGCTGATCGGCGATCGGGTGTTCTGACCATGACGAGCAGCCTGCACGATATCGACAAGGGCTTTCGCCACATCGTGCACTCCATGGCGGTTGCAGCGGGTAGCCCCGACGCGCACGTGGTGGTGGGCTGGCCTGAGCGCACGGCAGGCTCGCCGCGCACGGACGGCAGCGGGATGACCAACGCTGCCATAGCGGCCGTGCACGAGTACGGCGCGCCAGCCCGCGGCATTCCCGAGCGCAGCATGCTGCGCGGCACCGCCGACGCCAACCAAGCCAGGTACATCGAGATGACGCGGCTGATCGCGCGCGGTGTGGCAGAGGGCCGCGCGAGCCTGCGCCAAGGGCTTGACCTGCTCGGTGTGACGTTCAAGGGGGACATGCAGAGCCGCATCAGCGACGGCATCGCTCCGCCCAATTCCCCGGCAACGATCAAGCGCAAGGGCAGTAGCACCCCGCTCATTGCCAGCGGCCAGATGCGCCAATCGATCGATCACGAAGTGCGTGGGTGCTGATGGCATGATGATCATCGATGATGACGCGGGCGAGCAGCTACGCGCGTGGCTCGCTGCGCGCGTTGACCGCACCGTCATGTGGATGGACCAGCCCGATCGGTACCTGCCTGATGACTACCTGATATTGGGCGTGCTCGACATCGCCAAGCGCGGTCAAGACGGGGTGCGCTACGCGCTCGACGTGGGCACGGGCAAGCTCGTGCCCACTGTGGTGGGGCAGCGCGAATTCACCTTGCGCGTTGAGGCCCGCGCATGGAGCCAGGAGCTCAGCCAAACGGCCGGGAGCATGCTCTTGCCGCTGCAGGCGGCGCTCTGCATGCCAGCGGCCGAGCAGCTCTTCAACGCGCTCAATATCGGGCTCATTGGGTCGGGTCCGGTGCACACGGTGGATGTGATCGTGGACGAGCGGGCGCAAAGCCGTGCCGTCATGGACATCCGCTTTGCCACCTCTATACAGCTGACTGACGCCAATGATGCGCAGGACTACATCGCTTCGGTCGAGTACGTGGCAACGCTGTCCGGCGGTGGCAGCGGTGACACGGCGATCGATGACAGCGTTTGGGACGCCGCCATGACCGCGCAGCTTGCCGAGCTGATCTCGCGGGTGACAGTGCTCGAGGCGCAGGTTGCGGCCGGGGTGGACCCAGCGCTACTCGACCGCATCGCGGTCCTCGAAGGGCAGGCACCGGGGCCGCTCGCGATTGCGTGGTTCAACCCATTTACCGAGAGCGTGCACGCGCAGATGGGGTCGCTGTTCGAGGGCATCACGCGCGTTAGCGCGGGCGTCTACGAAATCGCAATGACGGTATTTTTCCCCAACAGCGATCGGTATGCGGGCGTGCTGCTCAGCGCGCTCGATGTCAGCCCGCGGATCATGGCGTTCGCCATCAGCGGCAGCACCCTCACCGTGCGCTCATGGGACGCAGCCGGCGCGCTGATCGACACCGCGTTTGTCGCGGCCCTATTCACGCCGTACCCGCAAGGATGAGGCCATGTCGCTAGATTCCATCGTCAACGTCATCATCAACAGCACCGCGGTCAACCTCAGCCGCGCGGGCTTTGGCAACATGGCGCTGTGCGCTTGCCACGCCTTCTGGCCCGAGCGCGTCAAGCGCTTCGGCAGCGGCATCTTGACCGAGTTGGCGGACCTTGCGGTTCCGATCACCCACCCGCTGTACCTGATGGCGAGCGCCGCGCGCGCGCAGAACCCCGCCACCAAAGACTTCTACGTGCTGCGCCGCACGCGGCTGCCCAGCCAGGTTTGGGAGTTCACGCCCGCCACGCCCATGGCGGGCGAGGTGTACGCGATGACGGTGGACGGCACGCTGATCGAGGTGACCGCGGGGGCATCGCCGACCGTAGCCAGTATCGTTGCCGCGCTGACCGCTGCGTTGGCCGCTTTGGCCGACAGCACAGCAACCGACGGCACCACCAAGACCACCTTCACCGCGACCACCCCGGGCGCGCTGCACTCGCTGACGGGTGTGACCGGCAACATCGCGTTTGCCGACCTGACGACCAACCCGACCGGCGGCGGTATCGCGCAGGACCTCACAGACGCGAACAACGTAAATAGCGGCTGGTACGGGTTGCAGATCGACAGCCAGAGCAAGCCCGAGATATTGGCTGCGGCCGCATGGGTCGAAGCCAATAAAAAGCTCTTCGTGCCCGCATCCGCGGATGCGGCTTGCAAAGACCCAGCGTCCACGACGGACGTGATGGCGCTGGTGGACGCAGCGAACTACGCGCGCACTGCCGTCATCTATCACCCTAGCCCTAGCCACTATGCCGGCGCGCGCTGGATGGGCAAGCAGTTCCCCAAGCCCGCGGGCTCGACCAACTGGGCACACCAGCAGCTCTCGGCCGAGGCGTACGCGCTGACCGGCGCGGAGATCGCAGCCATCGAAGACAAGTCGGGCAACTTCTTCATCACCAACAACTCGCTGAGCACCACGTTTTGGGGCACGTCGGGCGCGGGCGAGTGGATCGACACCACGCACTTTTGCGACTGGATGCGCGCCCGCACCCAGGAGCGCTACTTCGCGCTGCTCGTGGGGCTCGAAAAGCTGCCGTACACCCAGGCCGGACTCGAAGCGGCCGGCGCCGAGTTGCACGCGCAGTTTCTCGAGGGCGTAGCAGCGGGCGGCATCGACGGCGATAGCCCGATCGTGATCGAGGTGCCCAACCTCGCCGACATCGATCCGGCGGACAAAGCCGGCCGCAACCTGCCGGGCATACGCGGCAGCGCGCGGCTCGCGGGGGCCGTCAACACCATCGACCCGCTGACGATCACCCTGACGCTCGACTGAGGCACCATGGCAAAAACCTACAACGCGAATCAGGTGATTGTGACGTTCGCTGGCATCGAGATGAAAGAGCTCGGCGAAGACGAGTTCGTGCGCATCAAGCGCAATAAGCCCGCGTACGAGCTCACCATGTCGGTGGACGGCAAGGGCGTGCGCGAGCAGAACAACGATGCGAGCGCTCAAATCGACGTCATCTTGCTGCACACCAGCATCGTCAATGCGCAGCTGACCGTGCTGCATGACCTCGACAAGGTCAGCAAAAACGGCTCGGGCCAGGCCGTGCTGAAGATCATCGACCTCAACAGCAACGCCAAGACGGAGTTGCACTTGGCACCGTCGGCATGGATCCGGGAAGAGCCCGAGGTCACGTTCGCCCGCGGCGTCAAAGAGAAGATCTGGAAGTTCGAGACCGACAAACTCGTGAGCTTCCACGGCGGTCACTGATGGTTGGGCTCGCAAGCACGACTGTTCGCATCGGCGCGTGCGAGTACGAGTTCACGCTCTTGCCCGTCGAAATCGGCCACCCACTTCGCTGGGAACTGATCGGGTTCTTGGGCGAGCCGCTCTTGCAAGCGGCTGCTGCCATGGTCGAAGGCAAGAGCGTGGCCGATACGAAGGTCGAGACGCTGCTGGTCGGGCTCTCGGGATTGTTCAGCCGGCTCGACCCGCGCTTTGTGTTGCGGCTGCAGCAAACGTTCATCAACGTGACGCAGTACCGCAGCGCTGGCAACGACTGGATTGCGCTCGCTAAAACGTGGCCGCTGCACTTCGCGGGCAAGTACCACGAACTCGACGCCCTCACGTGGGCGCATCTGAGGGCGAACTACCTCAGTTTTTTAGACGATTCGGAAGGCTGGCGAGCGTTCCTGCGCGTCGGTCAGCGAGCCTTGTCAGGCGCGACGTCCCCCGGCACCTCGCCCTCGACTGGGACATCTGGCGCGTCGTCAGTAGCGACAAACTCAGCGTAGGGCTAGACGAGGTCTTGAGGCGATGGAGCATGCCCGATCTCGTCAGTGCACTAGACACGCTTGATTTCCTGATGGACCTCGCGATTGACGCGAGCAAGCCAGCGCCTGAGGAGGGCGACGACACGCTATGAACGTGCGCGAACTGGTAGCCAAGTTCGGCGTCGAGTTCGACGACCACGGTGCCAAGCACGCCGAGCACGCGATCGAGGAGCTCAAGGAGGGCGCCAAGGAGCTGCTCGAGGTGATCGGCGGCGCTGAAGCGCTGCACGTGCTCGCCGAATTCGTGATCGGGCAAGTCGAGATGGGGTCGGCGATCGGCACGACCGCCGACCGCATCGGCATCGGCGTTGAGCGGTTGCAAGAGCTGCGCTTTGCGGGCGAAGAGGCGGGGCTGAGTGCCGAGGGTGTGGATGCGGCATTGGTACGGCTCACGCGTTCGGCGGCTCAAGCCGCTGCCGGGGAGGCAGAGACGGGCAAGGCGTTCGCTGCACTGGGTCAGGGGCTGACTGCAGCATCACTCAAGACCATGTCGGTGGACGAGTTGCTTGAGCACGTCGCCGAGGGAATGAAGCACGCCAAGACCGCAGGCGATCGGCTACGCATTGGTCAAGCGCTGCTCGGCCGCGAGGGTGGGCGCCTGTCCGAAGTCCTCAAAAACGGCAAGGAGGGACTCGAAGAGATGCGCGAGCACGCCAAGAAACTTGGGTTCGTTCTCAGCAAGGAGCAGGTTGCAGCAGCGAGAAAAGCCGCCGAAGCAATGCACGATTTTCACGGCGCGGTGCAGGGCGTCAAGAATCAGATCGCTACGTACTTTATGCCGGTCTTCACGCATGCCGTTGAGAAGCTCGGGGAGTGGGCCGTCAAAGCCAAAGACGCTGCCGGCAGCACCCACATCATCGAAGCGGCTGCCATCACGGCAGGTCTTGCCATCGCCGCGCTCTTTGGGCCCGAGGTGATCGGGACGATGCTCGTAGCAGGCGTGGCGCTCGCAACGATGGCGCTCGCGATCGAGGACATCATCACTTGGACCAAGGACGGCGATTCGGTCCTGGGCCGGTTCATCGACAAGTTCCTTGGACTAGGCGCGTCCAAGCTCATACTCGACGACTGGAAAGCTGGCCTGCACATCATGGTCAAGCTGTCTGGTGAGTGGGCGAAAAATCTAGAAGCGGGGTGGGCGATCATGAAGAAGACCGCCGACAAGCGCAAGGCTGCTTCGGCGGACGACGACTTCAAAGAAGAGCACGAACACTGGGAAGCTGCGCACGCGGGGTGGAAGACTCGCAAGGACTTCAACGAGAAGTGGGTGCCCAAACGCTGGCGTGACAAGCCAATGCCCGAGCCCGTCGAGCCCACCAGGCGCAGCTACAAAGTGGACAGTACTGATGCCGTGTGGGAGGAGCGACGCACGCGCGAAGTCGCAACAGAGCGAGGCATGGGGCACGGACCGCTCGCGCTCTTCGGCGGCGCCGAGAGCGCAGAAGATCACGCGCGCGAGCAGCATCGGCAAACGGCTGTTGCGGAGGCCTCCGCAACAGCGACAGCTGCGGCGCACCCCACAGCCGAAGCGGTCAAGCACGGCGGGGCCGCAGGCGAGCATGGCACCACCATCAATCACCACACCGCTGTCACAGTGAACGCGCACACCGGTGCGAACCCAGAGGAGATCGGACGCGTAGTTGTGCAACACATTCACAAGCATCATGCCGAAGCCAACGCCACGGCGCACCGCGCCGTGCGCCAGGTGGCTCCGTGATCGACCTCATGTATGAGGACGGCTGGGCGCGCATCGGCGCAATTGCCATCGATGCCGTGGTGCGCGAGGTGCACAAGTTTGCCGGCGAAGTCACCGAGCACCCAGTCGAAGAGGGGGCCGACATCAGCGATCACTACCGGCCGGCGCCGCGTGGCGTGCAGCTTGAGGGTGTGATCAGCGACACCCCGCTTCGGGTGCCGGGAAGCCACAGCAACGACGCCCAACAGATTCAGCGCACGTTCGACATCCCGACCGAGCTTTTCGCGCTGCAGCTTGGGCCGATTCCGATTCGCATCGCAGGCCCCACGCACCAAGGGTCGGTGACCACGTTTTCCAAGCCCATGGAGCGCGTCAAATCCACATGGGAGGAGTTCGAGGCGATCTTTGCGCAGCAAAAAATCATCACGATCGTGACGACGTTGCGCGTCTATCCAGACATGGCGCTGCGTGAGCTCGATGTCGAGCGACGCGCGAACAGCTACCACTTCACGTGCTTTGCGCTGCAGATCCGCACCGTCGTCAGTGGCAGGTCCGCCGCAGCCATCCCGATTCCCAAGGTCAAGCGCGCTGTGCCCACGGTCGAGAAGGGCAAGCAGGACACAGCGCCCGTCGAACCGGCCAAACGCAGTCTGGCCGTTCAGGCGGGCCTTGCCAAACTGATAGGGCTCGGCACGTGACGATCCTGCGCATTGCAGTGCCCAAGAGCACCCCCTCATGGACGGCCCGCGTCATGCTCGAGCAGGTCGAGTACGTGCTTGCCATGCGCTGGAACGATCGCGCCGGCCGCTGGTTCTTCGAGCTCAGCGACTCCACCGGCGCGCTCATCACCGCTCGCAAGGTGGTGCCAAACTGGCCACTGCTCTTCGGGCTCGTGCAGGGCACCCGTCCGCCAGGCGAACTCATTGCCGTTGACACTCTGCAACTGGACACGCCTATCGGCTTTGATGATTGGGGCGATCGGGTGGCGCTGAACTACTTCGACGCCGCCGAGGTGGCGGCGCTCGTAGCGCAAGCGGGACCCTGACGTGGGGGAGCTCTTTGGCAGGGCTGCGCGGGTCGTCATCGACCAACTCGAGATCACCGGGCTCGATGTGCAGTTCCGAGTGCAAAAAACGCTCAAGCCCCACGAGCCAGACACCATGGTGCTGAGCATTTGGAATCTGAACGAGCAGCACCGTGGCGAACTGCAGCGGCACGTCACGCCCACCAACCCCGCAGGCACAAAGCGCACGGCCGCACAAAAGGCGGCCGCAACGGCAGCACGCTTGAAAGCTCCATCGGTCCAGGTGCGGCTTGAAGCCGGCTACAAGCTGCGTGACCCCAGCGCCATGGCCGAACTCGATGCGATCGGGGTGACGGGCGGTTCCCTGCCGCTCATCTTCGGCGGCGACGTGCGCGAGATCGCAAGCTCGAGGCAGGGCCCTGACTGGGTCACCGTGCTTACCGGCGGCGACGGCGACCGATCACAGACGCTGCGCGTCAACAAGGCGTTTGGTCCCGGCACGCCGCTGAAGTTCGCAGTGGAACAGGTGGCAACCGAGCTCGGGCTGGGTCTTGGGCAGCTACTTCCCGAACTCGCCAACGCGGAACTCTTCGACGGCGGCCAGCAGTTCGCATCAGGCGTGGTGCTCAGCGGCAACGGCTTCAAAGTGCTCACGCGGTTACTCGCCACCGCGGGCTACACATGGACCGTGCAGGACGGCCAGATCCTCGTGGTGAAGAAGGGCGCGAGCTTCGGGTCGGCCGTGCTGCTCACGCCCGACACGGGTCTAGTGGGCAGCCCCGTGCCGGCGAACGACGGCCGGATCACCGCGCGCTGCCTGCTACAGCCAGACTTGGTGCCGGGCCGACAGGTCGAGTTCCGGGCGCAGAGCGTGCAAGGTCACTACCTGGTCGAGACCGCCACGTACGTGGGCGAGACCGCCGGCGCCGATTGGTTTGTCGAGATCGAGGTGCGGCCCCTATGAAGACGCAGGTGAGCCAAGCCGAGGTGATCTTCGCAGCCCTCGACGCGCGCATGACCGACGTCCACACGGTCATGGTGGGCCGGGTGGTGGCCGTGAACCTCGCTGCCCGCAAGGTGGACGTCCAGCCCGTCATGCAGCGCGTGCTGCAGACCGAGGAGGGCGATCTCGTCACCGAGGCACTACCCGCGCTACCCCAGGTGCCGCTCGGTGCCCTGCGGGCGGGTAGCGCGCGCATCGATATGCCCGTGCAGCCCGGCCATTGGGTGGTGGTCTTCTTCTTCGAGGACAATATCGGCAAGTGGCTCGCTGCCGGTGGCGTGGGGGTATCCCCGGGCGACGTCGAGCGCCACGGGTTGACGGGCGCGGTCGCGGTGCCACTGCTGTGGCCAGACAACGCACAGCCTGCGCAAGCGCTTGACCCTGCTAACATCGTGATCACTGCGGGCGCAGGCGAGGTGCATATCGGCGAGTCCGCCGGTCAGGACTACGTGGCGCTGGCTGCCAAGGTGGCAACCGAGTTAGACCGCATAAAGACTGACTTGACGACGCTCAAGGCAGCAATCGCTGCGGGGCTAAATGGCATAGGATTGGGCACAGCCGCCAGCGGGACCGCTGGGGCTGCCGCATTCAACGCTGCGGCCGGTATGGGCACGTTTCCGAGTTCGCCTGTGTCAGTGGCTGCCGCCAAGGTCAAAGCCACCTGAGGGCATCCTCGTGGCGGCGCAAGCCCGCTATTGCGTGGCCGGCAGCGCTCTCTATACGTGCGCCGGTGTCGGATTTCGCATTGACTGGCGACGGCGATCTCGACGTCCAAACCGGACGGCTGCGGGCGGTCACGGGCACCGAAGCGCTGGCACAGCGCCTGCGTGTGCGGCTGCGGCTGTTTCGGGGCGACTGGTTTTTGAACGTGCTTGAGGGCGTGCCCTATCACGATTTTGTGCTCCGCAAGCGCACCAGCCCCGGCGTGCGGCGCGAGGTGTTCCGGCGTGCGATTGCCGAGATGCGGGGCGTGCTCGACGTGGTCTCGCTCGACGTGCAGGTCGACCCCCGTACGCGCACCCTCAGCGTTACGGGCGAAGTGCGCGGGCAGGACCTCGGCAGCGTCCCGTTTGCAATCAACGAGCCGATCTTCGACCTCGGCAGCGTGCCGCCCGAAGGGGCCGCAGCTTGACCTACGGCGTCACCGATGCCGGATTTGTGCTCAAGCCGCAGTCAGCGATCTTGGACGAACTTGCCGCGCGGCAACGTGCCGAAATCGATCCGCAGTGGAACACCGAGAGCGACAGCCTGGCCGGCCAGTACAACGGCATCATTGCCGACGCGATCGCGCAAAACTGGGAAGTCTTGCAAGCCACCTACCACGCGCTCAGCCGCGCCGCGGACGGGGCTGCGCTCGATGCGATCGGCGCGCTCAACAGCACGGCACGCAGGGCAGCCACCAAGAGCCTGGTCACCCTTACGCTGAACCTCGTCACGGGCACGACCGTGCCAGCGGGCTCGGTCGTGAGCGAAACGAACAACCCGGCGACACGCGTTGTGACGCTTGCTGCAGCGAGCTACAGCGGGGTGGGCAGCGCCAACGTTGCGGCTGCAGCGCGGGCCGAGAGCGCGGGCGCTGTGACCGCCAACCCGGGCACACTGAGCGTGATCGAGACACCGGTTGCGGGCTGGACCAGCGCCACCAATGCCGACCCGCTGGGCGGTGGTTTGCCCATTGAGACCGACTACGCGTATCGGCTGCGGCAGCTCGATGAGCTGGCCGCCGGTGGTGGCGGCAGCGTACCGGGCTTGCGCGCGGACTTGCTGAAAGTCGACGGCGTCACTGCGGCGCTTGTGCTCGAAAACGAAACCGACGTGGCGGTGGACGGCTTGCCAGGGCACTCGCTCGAAGCGGTGGTGCTGGGTGGCGCGGACGGCGATGTGGCGCGCGCTGTGTTCGAAAGCAAGTCAGCGGGGATCTACACGTACGGCAGCGCGGGCCCGTTCACAGTGACCGACGACCAAGGCGTCGATCACGCGGTGCGGTTCAGCCGTCCGGGCTCTGTCGTGGTGTACGCAGCGCTCGGGCTTGCGACCGTGGGCGACTATGCCGGGATCGCGGCCGCAGCGCAGACTGCGGTGGTGGCAGCGACGATCGACCCGACCGATCCGGGGTTTTTGGGCATCGGCGCCGACGTGTATGCCGGGCGTATCGTGGTCTCAGCGCTCAGTGTCGCAGGCGTGCTCAATGCGCGCGTGGGGCTGTCCTTGTCGCCGATCACCGACCCGACGCTTGGCAGCGCATCGCTACCGATCACCAATCGGCAACTCGCCACGCTCTCCATCGGCCACATCGTGGTAAGCGCGCTATGACGCTCGAGCACATCACCGATCACGAAGTGCGCGGCAGCAAACTGCTCACCGAGCAGTTCAAGCACAAGGCAACCATAGCCGCGCTGCTCAAGAGCTGGCTTGGGCAAATCCAAGAACTCGAAGACGCAACGTATCAGCTGCAGCTACAGCGCGTGCTCGGGACCGCGACCGGCGCGAACCTCGATGTCTTGGGCGAGCTCGTCGGCCAGGCACGCGCTGGACGATCCGACACACAATACCGGGTGTGGATTGCAGGACGCGTGCTGGTCAACAAGAGCCGCGGCAAGACGGTGCAGCTCATCGCCATCGCGAGCAAGCTGACGCAGGGACCGGTGCGGCTCGCGGAGTACTACCCCGCATCGTTCACGATCTATTCGGGCGCACCGATACGGGGCAGTGACGGCGTCGAGATTGCCAAGCTGTTGCACATCGCCAAGGCCGCAGGCGTGGCGATGCAGTTCGTTTGGTACGACTCCGCGACCGCGTTTCGGTTTGCCATCAGCGGCGTTCCGAACATGGACAGCCCTCGCGGATTTGGCTTGGGGCGCTTTGCCGCTGTGAGCGACGGCCGCGACATGGCGTTTGACGACGTGCCGCCACCGGTCTTCGTTGGTGGCGGAGGCGGCGAGCTTCTGGTGGTGCTCTAGATGGATCTCAAACTCGATCAATGGGCAACAGTGCTGCCGACTGGGTTCCCCGGTGCGATCGCACCATCGACCGGAAAAAAGCAGGAGGGCTTTGCCAACGGCGAAGAGCCCGCGGCGGGGCATGTGAATCACGTATTTCAGGCAGTCGCAGATGTGCAGCAAGAAGTCAGAGCGGCGATCGAGGGCGCCGGGCTGACCCTGTCGAACCTCGACAATGCGCAACTGGACCGCGCGGTCAAAACGCTGATCGGCCGCGGAGCGGAAAAGCGCGCGCTCAGTGGCTTCCAAAGCATTTCCACAGGCGTGGCGCAGGCGCTCAATGCGCTGGCATCGGACGGCACAAGCGTAGTGGCGGTGGGCAATGCCGGCGCGGTCACATCGTGGGCTGGCACGGTCAGCGGCGCTTGGGTCACGCGCGCGCCCGGGTCGATCTATGGTGGCAACTTTGCAGCCGTGTACTTCGATGCAGTGCACAACCTGTGGATCGCAGGCGGCGCGGGAGGTGAGATCCAGACAGCTCCGCCTGCCATGACCCCTTGGACTCGGCGAAACAATACGGGCGGCGACGTCACGAGCATCGCGGGCAGCGCCGCGGGAGTGATCGTGGCCGGTATGGCCGGTGCGCCCTATCTCAAGCGCAGCGCCGACGGTGTGACGTACACGAGCCCAACCCCATCGCACGCGGCCAGTATTCACGAAGTGGCCTACGGTGCCGGCGTGTTCGTGGCCGTGACGGTTGACGGTTATGTAATGTACTCGGTCGATGGCACCACGTGGACCACTGGCATATCGTCACCAAGCGCAGGCGGCCAGGGTCACGTTGCCTATCACCCGGACTGGGGTTTCATTGCGACCTACGAGCAATTTGCGTTTCACTCCATAAACGGCATGACGTGGACCAGCATTCAGAACGCCATGCCGACGGCTGAGAGTGGGTTCTCGGCAGCCCGGGGCGCGCTTGTCCTTACGCCGCACGCATGGCGGGTTATATTCACCGGCGCGACTTCAGGCTTCTGGGGCTGGCATACAACGACCGTCAACGCAGCACCCGACTTCAAAACTGCCGGTGCGCGGATGGGTGCTATCGCCCGGATTTGCATCTTCAATGACCAGGCATGGGCCGTCAACGGCGCCGATGACAAGGTCTACGTTTCAAGCCCGATCGCATGATCGCGCCGAGCCTAGCGCGTCACATCAACTAGGGCTGGCTGCCCACGGGCCCAGTTGAGCGCCACCACTTCACCATCGGCATTGAACACTGGCGCGCCCGAATCCCCGGCGCAGGCGCAACCGTCGGCGTCGTACTCGCGGCCCTGCGTGTAGGCGCCCGAGCGCCGTGTTACCGCGCGCGTAACCTGTGCGCCGGTGCAGCCGTAGCCGACCAGAGTGAGCGCATCGCCAAGTGCAGGCGGCGTCGTAGCCATACGCGCTGGCTGCGCAGTCAGTAGCGGCGACGAGAGTTCAAGTAGCGCCACGTCTTCGCCGCCCGGACCGCCGACCCAGCGCGGGAGTGCAAGATAGCGAACACCACCGATCTTGACCTGCATGTCCGGGTGCACACAGTGCGCGGCCGTCATGATCTCAGACTGGCTCACAAGCACGCCCGAGCAGCCCACCGCGGCGGCACCTGCAAAGACCTGCACAACTGAGGGATCTTCGGACGGCTCACCGATACAAGCCAGGGTGGGCTCGCCGCTCGCAGCACCGGATGCGCCGACCTGCGTAGAGCAGGCGCCTGCCAAGAGTGCCAGCCACAACCTCAGTGCGTGCGCCAGGATCGTCAGTTTTCTAGCCATACTCTCATTGTAACCGTAGAGGGTTACCAAATACTAGGCCGGACCGTCCTTTTCCGCGATGGACCCAATCAAGCCGGTGGGCTCCTGTGCGCTTACGTTTCCGCGTGTAGTCAACGTGGCTGCCCTATTGCGGTCGATGCCAAACGCCAATATCCAACGATGATGTGACCCTGAACTACGCCGACCCCGTAACCGGGACCAACGTCCCGCTCCGATCGCGCACACTCGCGGGTGAACAGGTGCCAGGTCATGACGTGCTGGCACTGCCGGGCACGGTCGAAACCGACATCACCGCGACCAAGACCGCGACGCAATCGATCGTTACGGCGCTTGGGTCTTTCCTTTCCACGCTCGCAGGAGCGGTGACCGCGAACCGCGTCGCAGTGGACCTCGCGACCACCCCGACAGCGAACCTCGCAACACTCGCCACTGCACCGGGCAAGCTGGACACCATCATCACGGCGCTCGGCGGCTACCTGTCTACGCTTGCGGGTGCAGTCACGGGGTCGCGCGTCGCGGTCGATCTACCTGCGACTCCGACCGCGAACCTCGCAACGATCGCGACCGGCCCGGCCAAGCTCGATACGATCATCACCGCCCTTGGATCGTACCTTTCTACGATTGCCGGTGCGATCGTCGCCGGCCGCGTTGCAGTGGACCTCGCGACCACCCCGACCGCGAACCTCGCGAGCATCGCGGCCGACAGCGCGACCACCAACACCAAGCTCGACGCACTGCATGCCGACCTTGCGCTCGTGCCGGTCAGTCTACCTGCGACTCCGACCGCGAACCTCGCAACGATCGCGACCGGCCCGGCCAAGCTCGATACGATCATCACCGCCCTTGGATCGTACCTGTCCACGCTCGCAGGCGCGGTCACGGCCGCTCGCGTCGCGGTGGACCTCGCGACCACCCCGACCGCGAACCTCGCAACACTCGCGGGCGCGATCACTGCTGCGCGGATGGCGGTCAACGTCGACAGTGTTACCACCGGCAAGCTCGACACGCTGCATACCGACCTTGCGGCGCTTGCCACCAACCAAGGCGTCCCGAGTGGCGGCGCGATCATGGGCTACGTCGGCGGCATCAACACGACCACCGATACAGCATTCGCGAGCAAGACCACAGTGCGCGGCATCGTGATTACAAACCTCGACCTGGTCAACAACCTGCTGATCAAAAAGGCCGCAGCACCAACCAGCACCGACGTCGATACGGTCACGGTTTTGCCAGGCCGCAACTCGCCGTTTTTGCCATGTACTGACCCAAGCGTGTTCAAGCTGCGCAGCTCGTCGGGCAGCACGACAGCCGCTTGCTACGCGGGCGCGTGAGATGAGCGGGTTCGGTGATGCGCTGATGGTGCCTGCGCTGGAGCAGCACCATTCGCCGGCCGCCTGGGCGGCAGTGAACACACCCGGACTCGATGCGATCAGCGCGACGCCACTCGCTGCGTTTTCCGCGACTCGCAGGCTGCGTACGGCGTACACGGGCCCGTGCATGCGCATTCGCCGCACGGACAACGCGGAACTCGATGTTGGCTTTGGCGCTGACAACCTGCTCGATGCCGCTGCGATTGCGACGTTCTGCGCGGGGTCCACGGGCTACGTCAAGACCTGGTATGACCAAAGCGGCCACGGCAACGACGTCACGCAGTCAGTCACAACCAAGCAGCCCATTATCTATGCGTCGGGTGCGATCACTGTCAACAGTGCCGGAAAGGCCGCGTTCCACCTTGACGGCGTGGATGACTACATGGGCCGCGCCGACGCGCTCGGCCTGACGGGTAGCCCAGCGCTGACGGTCGGCTCGGTCATTCAAAGCGCGAGTGCTGATGCGTGGGGCTGGGGCTTCGGCGGCACCGCTGCCAACGCAAGCTGGGACTTCGAGCTGTACAAGGGCGGCTCGAACCTCGCCATCACGCAGACATCCGGCGGGTTCCGCAACTTCAACTGGGCTTGGCAAACCGGCGTCCACCAATACATCTGCGGCAAGGCTGCGGCTGCCACGTCTGGCAGCTGGACCTGTGAGCAGGACGGCATTGCTCTCAGCCAGCAAAGCGCGCACGGCGCGCCCAGTGCGTTGAACCTAGCGAACTCGGTCTTCAACATCGGCACCGGCGCAACGGTCGGCCAGAGCGGCGTATGGGGAGAGGAGTACACGAACTTCATAGTCGTCTATAACGCAGTGCTTGCGGGCGCGGACTCGGTCGCGCTTCGCAACGAGCAGGCGCAGCACTCAATCCCGGGACCAGGCGACCTTATTGCGATTGCCGATCAACGGTCGTGGTTCCGGGCGGACTCGGGGGTCACATCCGCGAGCAACCGCGTCAGCGCGTGGGCGGACGTGTTTGGCAACGGCAACCTGGCGCAGGCGACGGGCGGCTCGCAACCGCTGCTGGTGGCGGTATCCGTCGGAGGGCAGCCCGGCGTGTCCGACGACGACGGCAACCGGTTCATGAAGGCAACGCTCACGACGCCCGTAGCGATCGGGCAACGGGCCTATGTATGGATCATGCTGAAGGTTGCCTCGCTTGCCGCGACGGCACAGTACACAGGTGGACTCGGCGGGGTCGGATCCAACCGTGCGCTTATAGCCGTTGAGGCTGCCAATAAGTGGCGCAAGTTCGTGCAGAGTGGAACGGCCTCCGATACAGCGGCGAGCACCATCACGGCAGACACGACCACCTTCCACCTACTCGAAACAGGGATGACTACGGGCGGTTTTGCCGGTCTGGTCGTGAGCGGCGTTGCAGTGGACCTCGCGGCCGAGCCTGGGCCGATCCTCGCTAGCCAGAATGTGGCCACCATTTTTGCGAGCAGCGGGAGCGTCGGCGGCACCGGTATGTCTTCCTCCGTTGCCGAGATGATAATCATGGCTGCCGAGCCAGCACCCGCAGTGAAAACTGCCATGCGCGCATACTTCGCTGCTCGTTACGGTTCCATCTAAACGAAAGGTCACAGTCACATGAATTTCCTGGTTGTACCCAACGAAGACGCCGACAAGGTCAACGAAGCATTGGGCAGGCTGTATGCCGCTTCGATGGACCCGCCTGCCGATTATCCGATCGTCGGCATCCTGTCAGACACCGGGCTGCCCGATCCCGATCCCGACCACACCACGCGGTACTATCAACAGCCTCGCCCCGGCGTCAACGGCACGCAAACGGCGTTCTTCGCCGATGCGTTGGTGCAAACGTGGCTCGGCCAAACCGTGCAAACCGATCTTGGCGAGGTAACGTTGCCGAGCGAGGTGACGGTGCTCGCCAACAGCTGGTTCCCTCCCAATCCCGACGACGAATGACCCTGCAACTCGGCAGCCACGGTCCCGATGTGCTCGCATGGCAAAGCGCGCTCTCGGGCCGTGGCTACGCAGTCGGCACGCCAGACGGCGACTTCGGCAAGGTCACCCACAATGCCACGTGCGCGTTTCAAACCTGCTCGGCGCTACCAACCACGGGCATCGTGGGCGCTGCCGAGCAGGCTGCGCTGCACGGCAGTTCGGCGCCGAGGCCTGCGCCGGTGCTCGGCTACAGCATTCCGTTTGTGGCGTCGCGGTTTTTTGGGGCGGTGCGCGCCATCATCGATGACATCGTGCTGCATTCAATAGAGTGTCCGGAGGCCAGCACGCGCGCCGAAACGTGCGCGCAGTACATGGCAGACCTGCCTGTGGATGGTCCCAAGAAGTCAGCGCATTACTACTGCGACAGCGACACCGTTGTGCAGGGCGTGCCCGATCACCGCGTGGCCTACGCAGCGCCTGGCGCCAATGCCCATGGCCTGCACATCGAGCACGCGGGCTACGCGCGGCAGACGCGTGCGGAGTGGCTCGATGATTTTTCGATCCGCATGCTGAGTCTTTCCGCGCAACTCTGCGCCCGCAAGTGCCGCGAGTACGATATCCCGATCAGGTTCTTGCGCAGCGCTGACTTGCGCAGTGCGCGCCCTCGCGGCATCACCACGCACTACGAAGTCAGCCAGGCGTTCCTGAAGTCCGACCACACCGACCCGGGCAAGGAGTTCCCCATCGACTGGTACATCGCGCGCGTGCAGCTTGCGTACGATGTGGCGGGCGCGCGGGTATGACCGAGCCGGGCCCGGCCAAGGCGCAAACGGTCGACTCGCTGGCCGCGCCGGTCATGGCGATCATGACCAACCGGCGCGTGGGCGGATGGCTATGGAGGGCGTTGCCGTGGCTGTTCTGCCTGGTGACCGGGTACGCAGGCGACATGCTCGGCGAGTACCGGACCCGGTACAGCCTCAAGGCCGAGATGCAGGCGTATCTCGATGTGCGCGCCGCGGACAAAACGCGTGACGCGCTGGCCACGCAGCGGCACGCCGACGAGATGGCTGCCCTCGCCGAACTCGATCGCAAGTTGCTCGATGAGTCGCAGAAGGCGCCCGGCCGCGTCATCGCGCTCGAGCGCGGGCAGTGGTTTACGTGGCGCGCGTTGGCCGAGCTGCGCGCCGCCGCGTATGCCGGGCAGACCGCCAAGCACACCGAGCTCATGGATCGGCTTGGGCAGAAGTTCGCGGTCATGTGGACGAAAGCCGCCGTGCAGCAAGAGCCCGGTGTGGCGTACGATTACGTATTCAGCCACGCGCACGTCGAGTGAAACGTCAACCCGGGAACGCGCCGGCCGCATGCAGCTTCTCGTAGCACACGTCGCACAACGAACGAGACCGGCTCCCCGGGCGGGGGCAGGAGGCCAGCCGCCTTGGCTTCGGCGATAGCTTCTTCATCGGTCCACCCCATCATGAACTCTTCGCGGCACGCGTCGCAGGTGAACGTCTGCACATACGTCACACGCACCGTTCCCGTGCTGGTCGAGAGCTTGTGGTCTGGCCGCGGATGGCGCGCGGCGACGGCAAGCGCGAACAGTCGCAAGCCCTGGCACGCGAGCGCACTTGCGAGTTCGTTCACGGCGCATCGGATGCGCGCATCGCCCGGGTCATCGGCGGGCATCAGAGATGCTGCCGAACGTCGATGCCCCATTGAATGGGCCGGATGCCTGCGTGCGTGCCGTAGGCCCCGCACTCGCACTTGTGCACAATCACACCGTCGATGGTGTGGCTTTCAAACGATGAGACGCTTATGTGCACGTGGTCGTCCGTTGGCTGCGCGGGCTCGTGTGGAAGGTTCGTCATCTTTGAAACCGCGCAGCGTCCGGAAACGGCGGATCGTTCGGACACGAACCTACCCAGCAGAGACCTTCAATGGGGCCGGACGACTGCGCAGGGGCACAAGTACCGCACGATGCGGACCGGCGTCAAGTCACCGCCTGTTCGGTACGCGGGTCACCTTGACGTCAATCGTGAAGCGCTCGTGCGCCACCAGCGCGGTGGGGTCTAGCTTGATCGCGGGCATCGCCCGACCGTAGTAGAGTTCGTCGAGCGAGTAGCCCACCAACTGCGCGGCATCGGCGAAGCGCGAGAGCCCCGGGTCGGTCTTGCCGCCCTCCCACTGGTCGTAGCCGGTGTAGCTCATCTTGAGTGCCTCGGCCATTTGCGTGCGCTTCATGCCCTTGGCTATCCGCGCAGCCCAAAGGCGTCGTCGCCATGTGGGCTCTGATAGCGGATCGGCGGGGTTGGGTTCATTGCGGGGCGGCATCGTCCTCGGCGTGCATCATGGCCCCCGACCACAGCATCAACTCCATCACTGACGTCTTCGAGGGCAGGCGGTCGCGGTGCGTCGATATGAAGCACGCGACGAGCTCGTCGAGCGCTGCGTGGAGCTCGGCATGCCGCGCCGCGTGGCCGACGCACGGTGTGGACATCGAATTGATCAAGTCGCGTGCGCGAGTCATAGGTCAGCGAGCCTCGCGCACGCGCTCGCTGTCGGCAGGGTCGAGCGGCCATGTGTTGGCGATGGCGAGAAACAAGTCCATGTAGTGCCGGTCGCCATTGCTGTAGGCTGCGCTCACTACGATCAGCACGGTCGCGAGGTCACTCGCGATTGGGTCGGTCTTGCCGACGTCGAGCGCCTTCCCGGTCGCGCAGCCAAGTTCCCACATCAGCAGCGCTTTGGGAGATGGCTCGTTCATGACATTGTGCCGATCACTTGCGTCATGGCGTCGGCGTACGAGCTTTGCAAGGTCATGACGAGGTGCACTGCGCGGGGAACGCCCACCGCGACCGCCAGCTCGAGCAGCTTTCGTTCAGCGTCCGTGAACGGCGTGCGCGGCGTGCGCGTGGTGAGCATGTCGCCGATGGCAGAGCGCGACAGGGCAGCGTCGGCGGTGGTGGGCACCCTCTTCTTTACAACGTAAGCCCGCGCGGGCTTGGGCTTGGCATTGACCGCGTGCCCGTTGCTCGCGTTGCTATTGGTGGGCACCGCTGGCAATAGCCCGCGCTTGCGCGCGTGGCTGCGGCAGACCTGCACCGACTGGACGGTGGTGCTGATGCCGCGGGCCTTGGCGCGCGCCACCACCTCGCGAGCGGGCAGGCTTGCGGGCTGCGCGAGGATGAATGCCGACTTGGTGCCCGGCTTGGGCTTCGCTAATTTGGATTGCATGGTTCTTCGTCTCCTTCGGTGAACGTTTTGAGCCGCTCGATCTCGACTTCGAGTTGATCGGCGCACGCCTCGACTGTGTGCACTTTGGCGAGCAACTCTGCTTCGAGACGCCGCACCCTGCCAGCCGCTGCTATCAGCGTAAGCGCGTATGATCGCAGGTACAGGTACCCGAACACGGAGCCGACACAGAATCCCGCGAACGTGCACAGCAGCACGGAGCATACTGCCGACGTCATCGGCTGCGCTCCACGGGAGCCACGAAGCCAAATCCCCCGATCGGCTCGATGTCGACCGCGCCGATGATCGCGCCCTTGCTGAGTTCGCACAGCGCCGCGGTCTCGGCGTCCCAGGGGCCACTGTTTCCGCTGCGTTTGCAGTGGCCCAGGGCTTCATCCAGCGTGTAACGTTTCGCGACGACGGACTCAAACGGCAGCGCGAGCAGTGCGTAGTAGGCGCGTCGCCCGTCCTCAAGAATCCCAGCTTGCCAGATCACCGGGGGCTGCGCGCCGTTCCGCTGCTCGACCCACGCATGAGCGAAGCGCTCTGCACGCAGCTCGCAGATTGCGTGCACGATGCGGTAGTCGCTGTGACACTCGCGCAGCGCGTGAGGCTCGATCAGCTCGAAAAAATCGACGGCGTCATCAAAGCAATGGTGTGTCGGCGCGATGGGCCCGCTGTGGTGTTTGGGCATGGGTCAGTTGAGTCCTTTGTCCGGCCGCCCGGCCGCCTTGAGCCGTTGCGCGGCACCGCGCACGCGTGCAATCCATCCGCTATCAGCAACATCGATGGCGTCATCGAGTAGCGCGAGCATGCCGCGCGCCCGGTCGGGATTCTGCGCAGCCATGGTGACGCGGCGTAGCCATCGCAGCCGCTCGCGGTCGACGCCGGCTTGGTACGCAATGCGCACGCCGATAGCAACGCCGAGCAGCCACGGCAGCAGCGCCCAGAGCAAGAGCGTCCACGCGTGCACGGCGGTCATGCCAACCCCGGCTTGCGCAACCAAACCATCATCGGCGGTGGTCGTTCGGGCGCACGCGTATCGCTGCGTGCCTCGGCCGCCTCACGCAGCTCGGCCGCGCGGTGCCGTATCCACGGATCCATACGCGTGTCGAGCATCATCACCAGGACCATCCGCTTTTCCTCGGTGCTCAGCGCATCGAAGTCTTGGTCCGTCATCACGCGCTGGGTCAGGTCTGCGTTGAATAGCAGCGGTTTGTAGCAGTGGGCGCAGACTGACCACATGCCAGGCGCAACGGGGGTGACCTCAAGTTCGCTCGGCAGCTCGTGGGGTTGCCCACAGCAAGGCGCCTTGCGCGTGCGGACGTTGGGCCAGTCACTGCATTCGACGTTGCCGTTCGGTGGCATAGGTGGCGGGGGGCCCTTGCGTTTGCGGCGTTTGGTCATCGCTCGGTCTCGTCATCGCCGGATTTGGGCAGGTGCTGCGCGCCCGGCCCGTCCGGCAGGTGTTCGCTCGTCAGGTACCCGACCGCGCGCTCGGCAACGAGTTGCGCTACGCCCCGTGGCCTCGCAGCCGCCTTGGCCTCGCCGGCAGCTATCCACGCATCAACCTGCGCGCGCGAGCCCCACGAGAGCGGCGGCATCTCCCACTTGAGAAACTCGGCGAGGGCCATCAGCTGCGCGGCGCTGATGAAGTTCGCGCGCGTGCAGGCTTCGACAAAATCGTTTTCCAAGCAGGCGCGCAGGAAGCTACCCGTTGGAATGCCGTGCTCGATGTAGCGCGTCAAGCCTCCGGCGATGAGTTCTGGGATATCGTAGTCGACACTCGTGTTGACGTGGCCTTTCATGGTGCACCTCAATCTTTTGTCTAGGCCCATCGGCGATCAGCTGTCCTGCTGTTCGCGCTCCCACAGGCCCATCCGCTGCAGACTGCCGCGGCACGCCGCCATCGCCATTGCCAGCAAGTTGTACGTGGTCCTGGCGAGCACCTTGCGCCCGTCGGGCAACTCGAACACAAACATCACCGCCGCACGCCCGAAGTCGCTGGTGGCTTCGGGCTGAAGTAGGCACGCCACCAAGGGCACGTTGAAAATGGGGTTGTCGAGTCCGTGCTCGACCAAATACGCGTCGGCCTCGTCGGGGTGCGTGATGAGGGTCATCATCGCGCCAAGGGTCGGGTGTTGGTTGTCGGTCATGCTGGGCTTTCCTTTTCTCGTCGTACGTGATCACAGACCGTGAACAACAGCTTGACGCGCGGGCCAGTCTCGTCGCAGCCGATCGCCACGATCAGTGCGTCATCGGGCACGTCGCCGGGTACGTCCATGCCGAAGTAGCGCAGCGCGCCCACGTCGATCTCCCAACCGTATAGCTGCATGTGCGCGGTCAGAACGCCCGCGACTACGGCGTGGTAGCTCCCCACAAGATCGGGATCGTCGGCCGGCGGCGTCAGCATGTATCCCTGTAGGAACTTCTTGGCCTTGGCTGCGACGCGCTTGAGATCGGCTTCGGCGATGCGGCTGGTCATGGGTCAGTTGCTCGGCTCGGGCTTGGCATCATCATCGTCATCGTCGTCGCCCCCGATCAGCACGATCTGCATGGTACCGAGCACGGCCGCGGGCACGTCGGCATCGTCAAGCTCACTCTCGAAGCGAGCCATGATTTCCGCAGGCGTGTCCTTGGCGACCCCGATCCGGGTAATCATGCAGATCACCTTTGCGCCACCATCGGACTCGCCCTCCCACACTCGCGCGGGCACAGTGCCCGTGGGCGTCCGGATCAGCACCACTTCGTCGGTGCTTTCGATGGTGATTTTCATAGGTCGCTCGGGTCGAGCTCCGCTTCGATGGCCCGGTCCATTACCGCCACCAACCCGCGCTTGTTTTCGGCGCGCAGCATGGCGCGCAGTTGCTTGAGGATCATCTCGGTCAGCGTCGCGAGTTGGTCGTCTTGGTACTCGGCGCCGTAGCCCGCGATTTCCTCGGCGGCGTTCAGGGCGATGAGCAAGGGTGCGCGGTTGATCATTTGGTCCGCCCTGCGTTGAATAGGGAAAGCTGTGCGACCACATCGAGCAATTCGTCGGGGACGTCCGCTCGCTCGGCCGGCGTAGGCCAGCGCAGCCGTACGTGCGCGTCGAACACCAGGATGGCCGTGCACGCAAAGCAGATCACGTAGTCGCCCGCGGCGGGCGCGTTCGTTGCGTCGGACTCGGCATTGCTAGCCGCCTCGATCACCTTGCCGCAGTCGGGGCAGTTGTTGCGCGGGGTGTCGTGCATCCACGGTGGGTTGGTCATGCGGGCACCATGTCGCCGCCGAAGGCGGGCACGCGGTGCCCGCCCGGCGCGAGCTTGTAGAGCCTGCGCGCGATGCCGATGTGTGGCGGGGTGTAGTCCTCGGCGCGCGATACGACCACGCCGCGCGCTTCGAGGCGTTCGAGGTGCACGTAGATCGTGCCGCGGCTGAGGTGCCCGCCGGATGCTTTGACGATCTCTAGGCCGCCCATCTCGCGGCCGTGGGCGTCGAGAATCTCTACGATGAGCTCTTGCGCTGTGATCATCCGACTGCCTCAAGTGCTTGGCGGGCGAGCAGCTCGCACTGCGCGCGCGCGTAATTCACGTCGCGGTACTCTGGCGGCGGGGGATGAACCATGTCGCCCGCGGTCACGGCGATCGCTAACTCTGTCATTGCGAACACTTCAAGTTCCGGGTGCGCCACCGGCCGGACGTCCCAATAGTGGCTGCAGTCAAAGCCCACCAGCCAGCACCCGCGGCGCAACCCCGATGTGGAAGCCTTGGCATAGGTGACGTTGCCGTGGACGCGGACGTGGCTCAGATCAAACCACTTGCGCCCGTGCCACGGGTGACCAGGCGGCAGGCTGACGTAGCCGCACCACGCGCCGCATGCAGGGTTGCGCGTGAGCATGCACGGCAGTCCGCTGCTCACCCATAGCGCGCGGTCAGGTTCGTCCTGCCACGGGCCCGGGCCCCACGCGCGCTTGTCGACGCCTTCGGGGTCGGGGGGCGGATTGACCGGCTCATCGTCCACTGCTCAACCTCTCGTTGAAGTGCCGGCACGCGATTGCCCAGTGCCGTCGGTAGTCGCGGTCCGGCGTCAGTGCGCCGCGTATGACCTTGTCGACGCACGTGCCCATGAAGGCGATCGCCTGCCCGTCGGTGCACGGCCCGAGCTGCCCGAAGACTTCGGCGTCTGGGTACACCACAATGCTGGACGCAATGTCGGGGTCAGGCTCCGAGCCGGCCAGGACCGAGCGGGACAAGAGTTCGTGCGTCGCGTTTGGGTACTGCAGCACCGGCCTTGGGAAGCCGACGAACTCACGCAGCGACACGAGTGTGAGCATCCAATCCCGATTGACGATGTGTAGGCCCGGCCAGCGCACGAGCCACGCATCGATACAGAACAGCGACGGCTTGACTGGGACGCGCCACACCGAGACCTCACCGCCGCTTTTGTCGGGCGCGCGCATCACACCGCCACCTCGGGCACGAGCACGTTGTCGCGGTAGACCCACCAGCGTATCGATGTGGGCGGGCTGAAAGCCGCATACCATGACCCGTTGGCCCGCACCGGCTCGTAGTCTTCGCACAACGCGAGCCCGAGGCGCGACGGCTTGGGGGGCAGCTCGTCAGGCGGCACGAGCGTGCCATAGCCGGCGGGCGTCGCCCCCGTGCGATCGTGACCCCACGCCCAATCTTGCTGAGCCAAGAACGGGCACAGCACGAGCGCTGCCAGCGCGCAGCGCTCGTGAACCGGCGTGCCGAACACAACGCCCTCCTCCAAGCACAGCGGGCCGACTTGAAAGAAGTACGGCGGGCCGCCAGACCACAGGCCGCAGATCGAGCAGAGCCCGAAGCGCACCGCCCGCTCGTGCTTGGCGACGTCGCGCACGCGGAACTGGTACCGCCCGTCCTTGTCGCGGTGCACAAACCACGGCACGAGCAGCGAGCCTTGGCGGGGCAGGTGCGCGAGGAATGAAGGCACGTCGGTCGTCATCAGTTGCTGTCCCATGGGTAGAAGTGAAAGCGCAGGTGCGGCATGCCCATGCACACGCACTTGCGCAGCACTGCGTGATCGGGGATTTCGTAATCGGCGAGATGCGCAGCTAGGCCAATGCCTCGCAGGTGCTTGGCCGTGATCGTCTGGCCTGCACGCAGCCGGGCCTGCAGCTCGCCCAAGATAGCGCGCGCCATCATCACGAGCATGGGCGTGCTCGTGTCGCATGCCTCCATGCGGTCCCAAAGGCTCGGGTCGCCGTGGGCATCGACGCGATCGACGATGCCTTGGCGGATCGACCACGCGAGTTGGGCATCCGGATCTTCAGACACGGCCGGCCTCCACGGGCTCGAGCCAGTCGAGTTCGACAACGCTATTGAGCCACGAGTCGGGCCCATCGGGCGCGCCCGTCTGGTCCTGTCCCGCGTCCCACTTCACCTCGGCGAACGGGCCTTGGACGTTGGTGATGGTCCCTGTCCGCGCTGGCCGTTCGTGGTTGAGGTTCACGATGATGGCACCAGCAATTTCTCGCACGCGGTCGCCCGGCTTGAGCCGCGCGGCATCACTCACGGCCGGCCCCAAGTCGGCTCACCATGCGCTTCCACGCGTCCAGCATGCCCACCAGAACCTCGAACGGCACAGTTGCGGCGGGCTGGTCGAGCGACACGAACGGCTCGCCCATGCCGTTGGCGTATCCGTTGCCCTCGATGAGACCGTACGCCAGCGCCTCACGGTGCACGGGCCGGAATCGTCGCAAGTGGCGCTCTGACAACGGGGCCATGATGAGGAACCGGCTGGCGTCCCTGCGCCGGTCGAAGCTGACGCGGTGACCCTCGATCGTGTGCCACTCCACGGCCCACACGCGTGACTCTTTACCGTCCCCCATATGCTCGCCCCGCATACACGAGTTTATGCACGCCGTGCAATGGGCCCAAGTGGGCTAGACGAGGGTCACGATAAACCGGGCCGGGGGCCGCGATATCGTGTCCCTTATCGTGACCCTGAGTGCTCGCTCGCGTCCCTTGGGTGCGAAAACGCCAATGAACCCGCCGGTACTGAGCAAATGCTTACCCCGGAAAGGGCTTCTTAATCCATTGGCCCTCGGTTCGATTCCGAGATGACCCACAGCCGAAATACTTAGCAATCGCCAGTCGTTAGACGCCATTGGAAAAACGGTCCGAAATGACGAGGGTCACGATTACGGCCCGACGGGGGACACGATATTCAGCCGACGGTGCGGATATCGTGACCCGCGAGCAAGCGCTCGCGACCCCGACCGCGATCAGCAACGGCAACTGCGTTGCCGTTGCCGGAACGTCGCGGGTATGGGTGCGGCGATTCGCGCGTGCGCACGGGGTGCCGATCTCGCGCGTCTTAAGAGCGGCGCAGTCGCACTACGTTGCTGGCCTTCATCGACAGCTCGGGGATGGCATCGCGCAGATCCGGAAACGGCTCGTACTGCAGGTCACTGAGCACCTGCGCGCTACGGTTGTACCGCTCCATCATGGCCGGTGTAACGTGCCCAGTGCGGGCCGTGATCCATCCCCAGCCCTTGCCAGCGCGCAGCGCCCACGTCACGAACGTCGCGCGCGTGTCATGGAAACGCATGCATTGAACGTTCGGCGCGTCGCTGAACAACAGGGCTCGCGTCACACCGGCCAAGCGCAGGTCGGCGCGCAGCGTCTCGGCTTCGCGACCTTCGGGCGCATCAAGGTCGCAGATCACCGGGCCCAGTTTGTTCGAGCCGCAGTGCTCGTACCATGCTTGCAACAGCGCCAGGACGTCGGGTTGCAACTCGAACATCAGCGGTACCCCGCTCTTGGTGACGATCGCACTCATCGTGCCGTGTGCAAAGTCGACCCACGTCCACACCAACGGCGCGAGCGAGCTCTTGCGCAGGCCGGTGTAGCAGCCGAGCACGTAGTGAATGCGTCGGCCGAGCGGGATGGCGCCGCACCGGAGCATCGACAGCAGTTCATCTGGATAGAGAAACGCGAACATCTTGGCCGGGTCGCGGCGCGGCTTGAGGTCGACGCTCACCGGATTGTCGGTGCGCAGCCGGCCGGGCTTGATCGCGAGGTCAAAGAGTCGCTTGGTGACCTGGTACACTTGAAATTTGGTGCTCGAGCGCCACGGCTTGCCGCGCTTGGCGTGCGCTGCTTGCGCCGCCTTGGCGAAGCAGTGTTCGATGTCTTCCTCGGTGACGTCGGCAACGGCCGTGTCACCGATGAACGGGTACACGTGCGCTTTCAGCCGTGTCGCATCGGACCCCGCCGACTTCTTATCGCCAAGGCCGCGCACCTCGCCATGCTTGGCAAACAGCTTGCCGCTGGTCCACTCCTTGCCGAACTCGCGCACGGTCGCGCTCGCGCTGCGCGGGGCATCATCGTCGAGCGCCGCCGCGGTCGGCAGCGTTCGGCAGCGCTCGGCGAGCTTCGCTGTCATCTCGATCGCTCGGGCTCGGTCTGCATCCCGGTCGGTCAGCGCGCGACCCCGGTAGGCCAGCCGCTTTTTCGCGCGCTGCCCGTTGACCTGCAGTCGCGCGCACCAGCAACCCGTTCCATCTGCGTAGGACTTCCACTCGGCCGAACCATTGCCCGAGCCCTTGTCCCGTCGCGGTTTCCGTGTCGTTGCCATAATAGATTACACCTGTAGTTGGAGCCTCCCGCTCGCGACCGTCCAAAGCCGGCGAGCGGGAGGCGTTTTCTACCTGCGACGGGGCCGCTCGGTCAACTCGGCCATCATGCGGTCGATGTCGTCGCCGGGCGGGGACTTGGTGACGGCGGCTTCGGGCGCCCTGCGCCGCCTGCGGATCTGGTGGGTCTCGACGAAGCCATACACAACGCTGCGGCG